TCTTTCATAACTCCACTTTTTCCATCAGAACCAAACAAATCATTTTGCATTTCTTCACATTGTTCTGTGCTAAGTATTGTTTTACTTGTTTCTGCTTTATCTCTTATATCCTCCCATACCCACCCGTCTCACTTTGGCGGACACAAGTCCCCCTATCATTATGACTACAGAATTAAAAGCAGAATTAAAAGCAGAGTTGGAATCTCTACAAAATTCCATGAAAAGCAACTGGAAGTTGCGTACCACTACAGCATCACCTTTCATACCTGTATATAAGGTAGCAATCTCATCTGAATTAAGAGATTACCTTGTCAGGAATACGAAGTCAAACCTAACATCATTAGGAGAAGTGAGTGTTGCGGTTAAGTTGAGTGAAGCTCAACGTAATGACGCTTGTGAGCTTGCAGTTACAATCAGTATGACAGCAGTAGAGTGGAAGCAATTGCCACCTAATGCTACAACAGGTTTACGTGCCGCTACTTCGTATGGACAAGTCAAAATAGTTCTACAAGGTTTATCTAACTTGGGTACAATTGATTCAGTAGATGCTACACTCTTAGCAACCTATAAGGCTGCAAATGAGCAATATGGTCTATTGATTAAAGACGGAGGATATGTTGGACTTAATGATAAAGGCGAAGCAGCCAAAAATTCTTCATAAGACAATTCTCTAAATAAAAATGTCCAACTATTAGAGTCAGACTTTCTAAAAATTGCAGATTTACTAAAATATTCTCTTCTATCTGACTTCATTTCAATTATTTCACCAGTAGTTAAATTTATCTTAGCTGCTACCTCATCGTCTTGTAATTTTACCAACACTTGTCTCATTAGTTTTATGTTTAGTTAGATTTAATAATAAGAAAGGATTTCTCAAAGAAATCCTTAAAAACCCTCTGTATGAGCTGGAAACGCCATTTTTAACAAAAGTCACTGGTACAGAATTGTACCACTACTGGTACAAAAATGCTCCACTCATTTATTAATTGTAGCAAAGATGGAACTTTTAAATAGAGACTTTAGATTCTTATCTATAAGATTTCCATTAAAAGATAAGTAAGGATTAAATAAATATTTCTCTGAGGTAGTGTTATCTCCATTAGCTATTTTTACATAAGCAAAGACACCAATATTTATAAATTTCTCTATAACAGGCTTAAGTTTTCTTCTATCTACTCCTAATTCAGTAGATAAAGCTCTATAAGAAATCTCTCCATTTATAACTTCTATTACTCCATCTTTATAAGAACTTCTTATAGCTAATTTATGTGCTATTCCTATCTCTTCTGTTGAACACATTTGCTCTAAAAGAATCCAAGATTTAGTAAAAGTTCTATGAAACTTCTCCTTAGATTTAAAGAGTTCATAATCTTTATCAACTAAGGTTCTATTTGTTGTAATTTCTACAAATTCTCCGGTCTCTGTATCTAAATAAGCAGGAGCTTGATGATGTTTTAGCTTAGAGTTGTATTCATAATCGTAATCTTTCATTAAAATTTGTCTTTAGTTTTATATATTACGTGTAGAATAAGAAAATATTTACATTTATTTCATAATACTTATGGATATTTTATGTTAAGTCCCGTAATCTTCTTATACTAAATAAAATTAAGAATCAAATGATAGAAGAAATAAGATTAAAAGCTAAAACAGTAAGCTTAAATGAATTTTATTCATCATATCTAACATTAACTAGTTATCTTCCTAAGAAATTTGCTGAAACTCTTGCTATTTTAATGGTTAATCACACTAATAGTGTTATAGATGAAAGTATTAAAGTACAAATTAAGAGAGTTTTAGGAATTAATGGAAGAAAGGAAGAGTATCAGAATCAAATGGTGTCTAAAGCACTCTCTTATCTCACATCTAAAGGTTATTTATCTAAGATACAGAATGGAGTATATGAATTGACTGCTCATCCTAAGACTATTATAAGAAAGTTAGAGAAATTGAAAGAGAAAGATCAAATAAATATTAACTTTAGCTTTATATTAAATGAACTTTAAAGAATTTTATAAAGAAGTCTCACAAAAATCAGGTTATGATGAAGATTTAGTTAGAATTGTTTATAATAATTTCTGGCATTCAGTTAGAGATAATACTAAGAATACTGTTATATTTGATTTTGATCATTTTGGTTTAATGCATGTAGCACCTAAAGTTTTACAAAGGTATATGAAAAGATATACTATTAATGCTAAACCAGAATATGTAGAAATGTTTGAACAAGTTAAGAAAGATAAATTACTAAAGAAATTAATGTACCAAGATGAACAATCCGACAATGAATGATATACTAAGACAAGCAAGTATAGAAAGACAAAAAGCTACAGCAATGTTAGCTAGAGAAATAACACAAAATGAGCCAGTGAAAGAGGTGGAATTTGAAAGTAGATTTAAGTTAATACAAGGAATTAGAAAGGTATCTAAAGCAGTAGGTTCTACATTAGGTGCTAAAGGTAGATTAGTTATATTTACAGAAGATGGAAGAACTCAAGCTACAAAAGACGGAGCCACAGTTGTTGAAAATATTAAGTTACAAGATACAATAGAAAACTATGGAAGAAACCTTTTAGCAGAAGCTACTAGATTAACAGCAAGAACAGCAGGTGATGGTACAAGTACTACTGCACTACTTACACAGTTTATTTTAGATAAATTAGAGTTATCAAGAGCAGATAGAAACTTTTATGAGGTACAGAAAGGAATGCTAAAAGCAGTCAAAGATGTAACTAAATTAGTTAAAGAATATTCTCAAGAAATTTCTTTAGATCTTATCTATAAGATAGCTTACACTTCATCTAATAATAATAAAGATATAGCTGAAGCAATCACTAATATCTATATAAATCTTAAAAGAAGTGAGTGGAACATCAATATTATATTTAATAAGAGTGATCTATTAAATGATGAAATTAGTGTAGAGAAAGGCTATGAAATTTCACATAAGACATCTAGTATTACCACAAGAACTATAAAAGATAATGTCTTAATTGTTCTATTAGACTATAAAGCAACAAGTTTAGGAGCACCTTTAGCTGAAACAGTAATAAGAAGTCTTGATAATAAACAACCAGTATTATTTATTTGTAGAGATTTTACAGAAGAGTTTACTCAAGATTTAAAGAATCAAAGTAAATTATACAATGTAAGTTTATATGCAGTTAAGCTAGATTTATATGGTAATGATGCTACTAATCAAATGAGAGATTTAGAACATGCAACTAATGCAGTAATTCTAGATGAACCTTTAAATGAAAGAGTAGATGCTAATGATATTTTAGGTAAGGTTAAGACTGTTATATTCTCTCTTGATAGAACTAATATATTATTTGAAGAAGAAGTTCCAGAGTACATAGAATCATTAGAAGAATCTAAGAAAGATGTGTCAGACTTTGATAAAATCTCAATTAATAGAAGACTTCAAAAGCTCCGCTCTGTTACTGCTAATTATTATGTTGGTGGTACTACTCCTCAAGAAATGGAAGAGAGATATTATAGAATTGAAGATGCTATCTTAGCAGTAAATACAGCAATTAGATATGGAGTAATTGTAGGTGGTGGAGTTACTTATCTTAAAATATATGATAAGTTAACAGAAAATAATAAAGAAGTAGAATCAGATTTTCAATTAGGCTATAATACAGTATTAGAAAGTTTACTATATCCTTTCTTAAAATTATGTACCAATAGTTATATTGACTATACCTCACATCTTAAAATACACGATGAAATAAAAAGTAAGAACTTTGATTGCATTTATAATTTTGCAACAGAGACATATGAAATAGGAAAAGATATATCTATATATGATACAGCAAAGACTGGCCAAGTGGCATTAGAGGCAGCAGTAAGTGTAGCTTCAACAATTTTATTAACTTCAGCAATTATATTATAATGGACAACAAATTAAAAACCAACAGAAAAGATACAAACAATCAAGCAACTTCTCAATTTAAAGAGATTCCAGCTAGTGAAGTACAAGATGCAATTGATAAATACAATGCAGCAATGCTAGATATTGATAATAGTTATTATGATTTAAAACCTCTAAATATGAATGTATTAGTTAGATGTTATAAGACAATGTATAATGCTACTAGAAGAGAGCCAATTGATAATAAAGGTACAATGGGTAATTTTATTAATCCTTTTCCTTATGATATTAAGGCAGTGATTATAGCAGTAGGAGAGAATAGTTCTGTAAAGAAAGGTCAAGAAGTTATTTTATCTAAGCAAGCAATTGAACTAATGGGTTCTAGAGAATTAGGGTTTATTCCTGTATATGATTTTATGTCAGAACATTATCAATTATCAGGATTTCTTATGATTCCAGAACATATGATTAAATGTATCGTATGATTACTACCAGACAATTAAAACAAATAGTGTTTACAAAGATTAAGAAAGCTACAATAGACTTTAATCAAGATAAAGAAAGAATAGAAAGATTAGCTAAGGCTCGTCTTTCTATTTGTGAATCTTGTCCTATATATATTAATGGAAGATGTGATAGAGATTCTACAATAGAACATATGGTTACAGGAGAAATAGTCAAAGGTTGTGGATGTAATATGAAGACTAAGGTATATTGTGAAGAATGTAGTTGTCCAAAAGACGGTTGGCTGCATGTAGATATAGAAACTAATTAATACTAATATGAAAAATAGATTTAAAGCTTTAGTAGCTAAAATAATAGAGTTAAATGCAGATTATGTTGTTATTGAATATTATATTTTAGGTATAAGAATATATTCAAGCTATAAAGATGTAAACTACGTAAAATGGTAATTAATAGGGCAGCAATGCTCTATTTTCCTTTAAATTAAAAACATATCTATGAAATATCCACTCCTCGTAATACTCTCTGTAACTATAAAATATATGAATGATAGCAGATGAGATATTAAAATGGACAGGTGTGATAATGCCTTTTCTATTAGGTGGTGGAATTATAGCTTGGTTAAAATTCTTTAAAGAAAACAGAAATGAATATAGAGATTATGCAGCATCCGAACTATTAAAAGTTAAAGAAGAACTAATAGCGATAAGAGCAAATTATAGAGAATTACAATCAGTTATAATTCCTACAATTGTACCAGAATGGAGAAAAAGTTTAGATAGAAAGTATGAACATGTTAATCAAAATTATGAGTTTACGATACTACTTCCTATTGGTTTAACTAGAGAAGATGTAATAGGTAAGACAGATGAAGAGATATTTGAAGATTATCCTGAATTTGTAACTATGATGAATGATTTAGATAAAGAAGCAAGAAAAGCAGTTAATAGATTTGTGATAAGAAGAGGAGTTTTATTTCCAGAAAGTCATAGTACAGCAATGGTGATTAAAGAAATAGTACAAAGTGTTGCTGGTAAAATATTTTATGTAGGAAGAGCCTATTTAGAAGATACTAAATAATAAATTATGGACAATAATATAAGTGGATACAAAGAAGAATTAGAATACGAAATCTTTAAATTAAAAAGTGAGTTGGCTGATTTAGGCTGGAAAGAAAGAAATGATAAAGTGTATTATAAGTTAAATGATACAGGGTATATCTATTTGTATTTTAAAGAGTGGAGTATTAAAATAGTACAATCAGTAGGTAAGCCAGGATTTAGATATTTTGTGAAACCAAAGGAATGGAATTTATTTTTAGGTAAAGTTGATAATATAGAAGATTTTAAGAAACTATCAGAGCAATTAGGAGTATGATAGTTAGAAGAGAAATATTTGATAAGAATGGAAAAGATATATCAGAAATTAAAGAGTATAAAATAATAGAATTAAAGAGTTCTAGTAATTATAAGATGAGTGACAACAGAATCACATATATCATAGATTTAAAGAAAAATAACCTAAGTTTCAAAACCAAAGATGCAATCAGAAAACATTTCTTAGATAACTTTGTTAAGATAAATAATAAAATATTAAGAGTAAGTGGAATAGAAATGATAGCAACAGCTGATAGCTTTCCACCATTTGTCATAGGATTATTAACTAAAGAAACAAACATAAATGAAGTTTGAAAACATAGAGGTAACAAGAGAATTAGAACCAAGAGAGATTCCTTTGTTATTACAAAAAGCTTTCGTGTTAGTAAGTTTATTCTTTACTATTGTTGGTAGTATTCCACTTACTATACCTCAATTGCTTATTAAGATTCCAAAATTATTAGTATTCTTTAGAGAAGCTAGACCTTACTTTGAAGAAATAAAGAGTGTGATTAAAAATTAATCAAATGGAGATAGTTGCTGTTGGCCGCAAGCTTTGACTGTGACTCAAAGAAACGCAAGTTCGATTCTTGTCTATCTCCCAACTAGAAATAAATTAATTATGACATTTGGACAAATACTAGATGAAATTAAAAATGGAGGAAAGTTTTCCAGAAAAGCTTGGAATAATGCTTATATCTATTATGTAAAAGCTAATAATTATCCTGCTCAAACAGACGTAGCTAAAGAAGAATTTGGAGACATGGTTCCATATAATGAATATATTGCTTTTAAATCAACTAAAGGAAGTATTGAGTGTGGATGGAGACCTGATACAACAGATATGTTTGAAACTGATTGGAATACTAATGAATAATAAAAGACAATTTGAAACAATAGAATTAGGAACAACTTATAGACTTCCTAAATGGAGAGTTGTTGATGGAGTTGGTATAAAAATGATTTTACCAGAATATTTAAACGAAAATAAACCATCAACAAAACTTCCTTCTCAAACAATCACATTTGTTCGTGAAGATAAGACAGATAATGGAAAAGTAATTCCAAGAGTTGATGGTATTCTTCATGAACAACTATTAGCAATGATGATTACTGATTTACAATATAAATCAAGTTTAGTTCCAAGTAGAGAAACAGCATTAGCTATTACTAAATTACAAGAAGCATTATTCTGGTTAGAAGAGAGAGTTAGAGAAAGAGAAACAAGAGGAGTTTTAGGAACTTATAATAAATAATATGAAAGCAATATTAGTTCGTAATTATAAAAAAGATTGTACTATGGGAGTCTTTACTCTTATTAGTAATGATAAAGTAGTATTTACATCAAATACTCTTGAGTTAGTAGATAAAGATAATCAATTTCAAATCTCTTGTATTCCTAAAGGAACTTATAAAGTAACTGCTAGATATTCAGATAAATATAAGAAACATTATATTTTAGAAGATGTAGAGAATAGAGATGCTATATTAATTCATGTAGGTAATTATACTAAAGATACTCATGGATGTATATTATTAGGAGTTAAAGGAGCAGAAAATACAATATTAAAGTCTAGAGTTACTCTTGATAAATTATTATCTATTGCTCCAGATGGATTTACTTTAACAATTATATAATGATAATAAATAGAAAAGGAGTCACAAGAATAGTATTTATATTTGATAGATTTGTAATTAAAATACCTAACTTCTTAGTTCAACATAATCATTTTTTACATGGTTGTTTAGCAAATTGGAATGAAAGATATCGTTATAAAAATTGGAATGAATCTAAATTTCATTTATTAAATAAAGTAGTACCAAGTATTTTTTGTTTATGGTTTGGTTTATTACAGATCCAAAGAAAATGTAAACCTTTAGATAGAGAGCTAACTAATGAAGAAATAGAACTTTACAAGGATTTACACAATGGAGACTGTAAAAAAGAGAATTTTGGGTATTACAATGGACAACTGGTTTGCTTAGACTATGGAAATTAAAACTAATGGAGCATATAGAATTACAATACTTATAGGAAACTATGCTATAAAGATAGCTAATTTCTTACACTCACAGAAAGCTTTTGTGTATGGATGTTATTGTAATATATCAGAAAGAACTTATTGTATTACATATAAAGATTATGATGTACCTGCATATGGTTACGAGGAATATCAGAATCATTATGAGAAAGTAGCTCCAAGTCTATTTTGTTCATGGTTTGGTATATTTCAAATACAAAAAAGATGTGAAGTGTTGAACAGAGATTTAACACTAGAAGAAATAGAAGAATATAAATATCTTCATAATGGTGATATAAAGAAAGAAAACTTTGGATATTATGAAGGAGAACTGGTTTGTTTAGATTATCCATAGAAACTATAAATAAAATAAATGATAGGATATGATGTAACAGCACAAGGATTTGTTTTACAGTCTTGTTTAGCAGATACTTATACATACACACGTTCTGATAATTATATCTTAATTATAAATGATGTAACAGAATATTTCTTAATTAGATATTATAATATTAACCAACCGGGAGTAAATATAGAATTATTCAGAGGTTGGCTTCCAACAGAACAAGATTTCTTAACTGTATTCGCATTAGTAAAACCATGATAACAGCTTTGAATTTTGATAAGAAAGTAGAAGAAGTTAATAAATTAGCGTATGATTTACAAGAAAGTGTATATGATAAGCATTATAAAGTGTGGAAATCTATTCTTCAATTAAATGCAGTTAAAGTATTAACTGGCGAGAAGATGTCTCAGTATAGGAATTTAAGAACGGAGATAAACGAATATGAAACTATGACGAAAACACTATGACAGATGACTTACAAAGAAAAGATTGGTGGGAGGGAGAATCAGATGAACAGTACAGAGAGGAAGGTTCAAAAGTAGAAATTACTTCCCCTCAAATATGTGGTAAGCTAGTATTAGAAGATACAACAAAAGAAGACTATTTAAAACTATTGGACAATGTTGAGTAATTTTGTAAATATAAATACAGCAGAGCTATTTGTTGGAAATGTTCTGTCCGGAAATCCTCACCTTCAATATATAGAACCATATAAGACACTTTTCTCAAGAGATAAGAGTAAGGATAAGCGTAAAGCTTCTAATGAATTCTATGCTATATATATTATGTGTAGTCCAGATGAAGACACAAATAAATGGATTAAATTAAGTGAAGAGAAAAGAAAAGAGATTGTAGCATTGTCATTTAAAGTAGACTGGGAAGATAAAGTAATAAAACAATGTATAGAGGATTATCCTACTAAATGTATGTCATTTGCTGAAGTTACTCTTAAAACTATTAGAGATAAGTTAGCAGAAAGAGATAAATTTCTTAAATCTACTCCTTATACTACTGATATATATGCTAGAGATGTTAATGGAAATTACATATCTAAAGGAAATACCTTTCTTGTAGATAAAATGGCTCCAGAGAAAATAGATGTAATGATTAAAGCTACATCAGCTTTATATAAAGAGTTAGCAGAAGCTGAGGCTACATTTAAGTTAGAGAAAGAGAATCTACAAATTAGAGGTGGTAGAAGACCAACAGATGCAGAGACAGGAGAACTATATAAAGATATAGAATTCGATGAATGATTTAGATTATCTCAAGGAGTTAGAGTTCTTGAGAATTGAGAACCGTGGACAATATTTAATAAAACAACCACATCATCATCCTGCTAGTAAACAATATAAAGAGTTTAAAATTAAAGAAATAAAGAAATGTATTTATGGACTTTGGGGTAAGGAATCTGGTGGTTATCGCTGGATGCCACCCCAAGCTTATTTTTATGCTAATTATGTTTGGATTAAGCAAGATAATGAAAAGAAAGAGCAAGTAGTATTGAAGCCTGCTTTTGATGATTTAGAGTGGATGTTGTTTTACATGTACGCAGAGTGTTATGGCTTTTCAGGTTTTGAGCTTGATGAAGAGTTTTCATGTGATAGTGCACTCATAGATAAGTACGAGATGTCGGTAGCTAAAAATAATAAGAAACGCTGGGCACAAATTCATAAGCCAGATGGGAGTTTAAAAGAATATGAGAAAGCTCAAGATTATTTATATAGACTACATACTAAGAATTTAGGAAAGCCACTTTGGAATAATGATGCAAAAGATGCTATAATTCTTGGCTCAAGAGGGGCGGGTAAGCAACTACAACTCTCCGAAAAGATAAGAATTAAAAATGGATGGACAACTATGGGTGATGTACAGATAGGAGATGAGATATATGGAAGTGATGGAAAGCTTACTAAAGTAACAGCTAAATCTTCAACAGAGGAAAGAGAATATTATAAAATAACTCTTAGAGATGGAAGAGAGATTGAAGCATGTGAAGATCATCTTTGGAAAATATGGGATAAAAATAAGAATAAAAAAGTAGATAAAGAGGTATATTCAGTAATAAACACTAAAGAAATGTTTAAGAAATACTACTGGAATAGAATAGATTCTAAACATAAACAGAAGTTTGGAGAAGAGAAAATGTGTAAAGAATATAGATTTGCTATTCCAACTATGAAAGCTATTGATGAAGTATCAAATAACTTACCAATAGATCCTTATCTACTAGGATTACTATTAGGTGATGGCTGTATAGTTAATTCACCTTCTATTACTTCAGGAGACAAAGAAATAATTAAATTTGTACAAGAAGAGTGTGATAGAAATAATTGGACATATAGAGTTGAAATAGAGGAAGGTAAAGACTGTATTTATATAACAAATAAAAATAAAGTAAATAAATCTCTTAAAGACTTATTAAAAAAACTTAATTTATTTGGTACTAAATCTAATACTAAGTTTATTCCTGAGCAATATTTATATACATCTGAAGAAAATAAAAGAGCTTTACTTCAAGGACTTATGGATACAGACGGTACTTGTGGAGGAGATATAGAATATTATACAGTATCTAAACAGTTATCAGAGGATTTCAGTAATCTAGTCAGGTCAATAGGAATAAATTGTAAAATAGCACTTAAGAAAACATATTATAAAAAAGATGGAGTAAAAATATTATGTAAAGATTGCTATAGAATTATGTTATATACTGATACAAAAGTATTTAGATTAGATAGAAAACAAGAAGAGATAAATATGAGTAGAAGAAAGTCTAGATATAATAAAACCTTTATAACAAATATAGAACCCATAGGACTTAGAAAAGGTGCTTGTATATCAGTAGACAATGAAGATAGAACCTATATTACTAAGGATTACATAGTTACTCATAACTCTTATGGTCTTATAGGCCTCACTCTTTGGTTCATGTGTCTTGATGGCGCAAAATCATTTAGTAAAGAATTCTCTGAAATGAGAATATCAGCTAATGTAATTATGGGATCAGCTGATGAGACTTCTAAGAAGAACTTTCTTATTGGTCTAGAAGATGGAATGAATTATCTCCTAACAGAAGAAGATTTAGGAGTATATAAATATAAGACAAAAGGTCTAGAGGATATACCTTTAGTTGGAAGACATATGTTAGGTAAGACTAATAATTTCTGGAGATATAGGTTTATAGAAAATGGGTTAGAGTCTGGAGGTTCAGGTTCTTCCTTCTCTCCTATTGCATATTCACCTAATAAAAAAGGTGGTGGTGCTACTGCTGCTGCTTCAAGACGTGTGCATTTATCTATTGTAGATGAAGTAGGAAAGCTTCAGGTATCTGCTATTGCAGTCTGGGGCTCTAATAGAGCTTTAACTAGAAGAACTACTAAGTTTGGTTCTCAAGTATTTGCTGGTACATCTGGTAATATGGATTTGATTCAAGAAGCTAAAAAGATGTTTCAGAATCCTAAAGACTTTGAAATGGTTAGCTTTGAAAATAAATATGAAAAGAATAGTAATGAGATAGGATTCTTTATTCCTGCATTTCTAGCTAAAAGACAATTTAAAGATGAAGATGGTAACACTAATATAGTTGATGCTGTCGACTTTTATTTAAGAGAAAGAGAGAATTCTAAGACTAGTGAGAAGTTAAATGAGGAAAAGATGAATTATCCTTTAATTCCAGAGGATATGTGGATTACTAAGGAAAGTTCTATATTACCAAGAGAAGAAGCTAAAGCTGTTAAGAGAAGACTACTTACTAATGATTTATATAAGAAGAAAAGAACATTTATTAGAATGAATTGGGATTCTACTAAAGCTAGTGGAGTTGATTATAAAATTATAAATGAAGAGAATGCAATCAAGTTAGATACATTTAGAGAGACTCAAGGAACTAATGAAAAGAAGAATCGTGGTTCTAAATCTACAGAATGTGATATAATTATATATGAATTTCCAGAAGCTAATGCTCCTAATGATTTATATAAGTTCGGAGGATTAGACCCTTATGTAGCAGAAGAATTAGAAGATGGAGAATCATTAGGCTCATTTTATTTACTCAAGAATCCTAAATATATATCAGAAGGAATAAGTGGAGATATTATAGTAGCAGAGATTATAGGTAAATATAGTGGAAGAGCAGAATATAACGAAAGAGTAGAGAAGCTAATGGCATTGTATGGTAATCCTAGTAGAAGTATAATGTTTGAATCAGATAGAGGTGATGACTTGAAAGAATATTTCATGAAGAAGAATAAGGAACACTTATTAGCTTTGAGTCCAGTAAAGTATGAAGATAATAAAGTAGTAATGAAAACACGTTTATCTTATGGTTTCTCTCATGGTAATCAAATAGGTAAGCTTCATAACTTAACTCAATTGAAAGAATGGTTATTAGAAGAAACTACTATCAATGGAGAGACACTTAGAAATATAGAAAGAATTACATCAATAGGTTTATTAGATGAAATTATAGAGTATGACTGGGATTTAGATAAAGCTAAAAAAGCCAACTATGATAGAATATCTGCATTTCTTGGTTGTATTATTGCTCGTAGAGAGAATTATAATCAATTGACTAAGAATGAGAAACCTGAAAATACAAAAGGTATACTAGCTGACTTTGCTAAGAAAGGTATTATATCTAAACTACAAAATAAATTGAAATGGCAGAATTCGTACACAACTGGGAAGTACCAAACCTAAGAGTATCAGAATCTGATAAATATGAAAGAGATAAAGAATGGTTTAAACAATGTATGAATTGGATAAAGCCATATGGTAATATGGGAACGATTCAAATAAAAGATTTTCCTCAAAAATTAAGTAACTATCGTTTATTAAATTCAGATATTAGATGGGAAGATGTTCAAGAACATTGTAATCCTTTAGGGTTGACTAAAGAGTTATTTGAAGAGAATATGTTACCCTTTAATATTGTTCCTAAAATAGTTAATGAATTGATTGGAGAAGAACTAAAAAGATATGATGATTATAGACCTATTTTAGCTACACAAAATGCTATAATGTCTAAGAATAAAGAATATGCTGATTTAGTTGATACTTATATTGATACAGAGATTTCTAAGATGATGGAATTAGAGAAGATGAGAAGTCAAATGATGAGTCAAGGTAAAGATGAGAAACAAGTTGAAGCTGAATTAAAAAAGAAAGCAGAAGAGTATGAAATGGATTATAAGTTAGATAGTAAAATATTAGATTTTCAATCACAAAGAGAAATTCTAGCTAGTAATATAATTGATTATGGTTCTTATGACAATAACTTGAAAGCATTAAAATCACAATGTTGGAAAGATGCATTGACAGTTGATGAAGAAATCGTATATGTAGGTGTAGAAAAGAATAAACCAATAATTAAGCATGTTAATCCACTCTTCTTTATATATCATAAGAGTACAGAAGAGATGTATATTCATAAAGGTGACTGGGCTGGTACTACTACTCCAATGGTATATGCTGACATAATTAATCAATTTGGTACTGTTTTAAGTGAAGATGATTTAAAGAATCTACAAATGAAACATACTACAAAAGATATGTCAATGTCTAGTCCAGATATTAGAGCATATCATCATAGTAATTATCCTAATGTAGATGATGTATTCTTTGGCACATTGAATAATTATTTATATGGAGATTATAATATTGGAACATATGGAAATGGTAATTCTATATTAAGATTCTATCATAACTTTGTATGGGTAACACATATTGAATGGAAAGCTTTTAAGAAAGTTGGTTATCTTAGTTACTTGAATGAATATGGTGAAGAGATTACAGAATTAGTAGATTCAGAGTTTATAGTTCCTAAGAATGCAGTTAAGAGTAAGATTATAAATAGATTTAATGATGAGACAGATTTATATGTATGGCAAGAATTTGAACAAGAGTTTAGTCTTGAATGGATATGGATTGAGAGAGTATATGAAGGAACTAGAATAGGAATGGATATATATGTTAATTTAAGAGAGAAGCCTTTCCAAACCATGAATATAGAAGATCCTTATTCTACTTGTAATTTAGGTTATGTTGGCAGATGTTATTCAGCTAATAATACTAAGAGTATATCTTTAGTTGATAGAATGAAGCCTTTCAATACATTATATATTATAGCATTAAATCATTTAGTAAATATGATTGCTAGAAATAAGGGTGTATTAGTTAATGTAGACACTAGTCAAACAGATTTAGCATTAAGTTCTAGTAAAGATCCAGTAGAAGCAATGGAGATTAGATTGAAATATATGGATGTTGGATTAAATCTTTATAATTCTGTTAAAGATGCTGATGGTAATGCATATAATAATGGAGCTAGACCCGCTCCAACTATTGATAATGCTGACTCTACTCCTGCAATTCTTAATGTACTTAGATTACTTGAATGGTTAAATGCAGAAACAGCAATGATTATTGGTGTATCACCACAAAGAATGGCTCAAATGGTTAGTGATAGAGTTAGTGATAATCAACAAGCATTGATTCAATCTAGTTATATTACAGAACCTTATTTCTTTTTTCACAATGAAACTTGGAAGGAAGTTAATTTAGAGTATCTTAGAGTATTTATAATCTGGATGAAGGAATGGTTTCATAATAATCCTAATAAGAAAGAATACTTCTTAAATTATAATTTTAGTAATGCAGCATTGAGTACTGTTAAACTTACTCCTGATACTTTAGATGAAACAGATTATGGTATTAGAATGATGTTAGCTGGAAATACTAAAGAATATTATGATACAATGAAGAATCTTGCACTTACATTTGTACAAAATGGTGAGATGACTTTAATTGATATGTCAGATATTTTATTATCAAGTATTGGTGGAACTAGTCCCCATAGTATTCATAATAAGATGGAAGAAGCATTAGATAAAAGAGATAAATTAAGACAACAAGAACAAGAAGCTCAAATGAAAGCTCAAGCTGAACAACAACAATTAGCTCTTGAACATGAGAAACATTTAGAAGATAGACAAGATAAGAGAGATGCTCAAATGCATTTGAATAAGATGGATGAGTTGAAACAACAAGGAATAAATGCTAAAGCGGTAGCGTTAATCAAAGATTACCAATATCAAGAAGACTTAGATGTAGATGATAATAATATTCCTGATCCTATCGAAGCAGAGAAATTAATGCATCAAACTAATATGGATAGAGCCAAGTTAGGAATGGAACAAAGTAAGCTGGGTATGGAAAGAGAGAAGTTAGATTTAGCTAAGAAGTCTGAAGAGAATGAGATTATAAAACATAATGATAATCTAAAAGAGAAAGAGAAGGATAGACAAGTTAAAAGACAAACTGCCAAGAAGAAAAGTACATAATGGAACCAATAAAATTTACAAATAAAAATACACCAGAAATCTTATTCTCTAAGCTATTTAAGCTTAGAGATGAGGTTAATCTTAGACATTTAAGACCTACTAATCCGGGTAAGTTAGGAGCAGGCTGGGAACATACTACTTTAGGAAGTTTGTATGAAGATTTATTAGATTTAATAGATACATTGATAGAATCTTATCAAGGTAAATATGGTTTAGTTAATATTACTATCGATAGTTCTAAAGTTGGAGATATTAAAGCATGTATTAAAGAACATGCAGAGATGTTAGAGAAATTTGAATTTAAAGAAAGTTGGTTAAATAACCAAAGAGATGAGTTATGTACTCTAATGTATCAAAGTTTATATAAATTAGATAACTTAACTTAAAAGAGCTTAATAGCCGCCAAAAAATAAAACTAAAAATAAAATAACGTATGGACATAAGTAATTATGAATTAGATTATGAAAATGAATTTGAGGATAAAGAATTAGAAGAGAAAGAAGTTGCGACTAACTTAACAGGAGAAGAAAATGAAGTTGATGAGAAGAACAATGCTAATGATGACACTAATACAGATTTGGATACGTCTGAAGATGATTTAAGCAATGAAGAGAAATTAGTAAATTATTGGATTGAGAAAGAGTATTTGATGATTAATCCTGAGGAGGATAAAATTGAATCAATGGAAGATGCATTAAGAATAGATGCAGAGAGAAGAACAGATTTTATTAAAGATAAGTTGATTGAACAATTTCCTGAAGATTTTAGAATCTTAGCTGATGGTGTAATAAATCATGGAGTTAAAGATATAAGAAAGATTCTTGAATTGATGGCTGGTAATACAGCTAATGAATCTAATGCAGCAGTAACAGAAGAGAAAGCTATTGAGACTTTAAGAGCTCATTATACAGACTTAGGTTATGATGCAGATGAGATTGATATGGATGTAGCTAGTTTAAAATCTAAGAATAAATTGATTCCAGCAGCAGAGAGATTAATTGCTAGACAAAATGAAGTAGAGAATAAACAAAAACAATTAGAAATGCAACAAGAAGTTGAAAGACAAAAGATAGCTGAAGCAGAGAATGTTAGACAGTATCAAGAACATCAGAATCTTATTGCTAATGAGTTTAAACAAAAGACTTGGAAAGATGATGCAAAAAGACAGATTGCTGAAGAATACTTTAAAGGTGTTACAGTAGAAAAAGTAAAGCATTTGCTTACTAATCCTACCACAGCTGCTGACTTTGCAATGTTAGTTTCAAGAATGTTTAGAACTGATGATAAGGGAACTATTTCTCTTAACATGGATAGTTTAGTAGATTTAGCATCAGCTAAAGAAGCTAAGAATATTAAAAATAAGATGCAACAAAAAGCCTTCGGGAGTCCTGTTAGATTTGGAAATGTTAAGAGAAATTCTCAACCAGATTTAGATTCGGATTATGATTTTACTATATAATTAACTAATGGTTACAACAAACAGTTCAACTTCAGGTATTACATTTTTATCTGGATTTGGAGATTTAGGTGGGAATAACTTTACAAGCCAACACTTATCTAAATTCTTTAATTACGATCAGCCTTACAATTTTGGTAAGACGGTCACAAGAAGATGGGCATCCCTATCTCCTTTATTCTATCCAAAAGTATTGACTTCTCTTACTATGGTAGCTGGAAGAACTCATGATATTGACACTCCGACTTTCCAATGGACAGTGGGTCAAGATGTAGATAGATATTTCAGATTCATGGAAGATGCAGGAACAGTCAATCCTTTAATGACAGATGACATCTTAGGTCTTAATCTAGAACCTTTCTGGATTGTATTAGATGTAGACTGGGCTAGAACTAATTCTATTTTATCTCTTGAAGATAATAGATATAAGTTGAGAGTTTTACTTGATCCTACTCCTTATGGAAACTTTTGGAAGTATAAAGTAGAATGTCAAACTTCTAATCCTAATGTATTTACACCTAAGCAAATGATTTCTAAAGGTAAGCTATGTATGGAAGCTGCTTCTATTGCTGCTGAATATGGAAATCAAAATTTACCGGGTGTGTCTATGGGTACTTCTATTATGTATCAAAATGTTATTGGTATGTATGGTAGAGAGTGTTCAGTAGATGAGAGAATTATGAAGAAAGAAATTCAAGCAAGAAAGTATGGAAAAACTCCGGGTTCTAGTTCTAATCAAATGAGGTATGTAGACCCAGTAGATTTTAGTACAGGTATTGCATTCAAACCTTTAGCTAAGAATAGAACTACAGGTGAGATTGAGGAAATTAAAAACACAGCCTTTATTTCATGGGCAGAAGCTAAAATTGAAGAATTAGTATTGTTAGATAGAGAGTATATGATGAAATATGGAGAGTTTATGGAGAAACATAATCCTACTCTTGGTATTATTGATACACGTATGGCTCCGGGTACTAGAGCATTAGTTCATGATGGTCATGTTCGTTATCATTCAGGTGACTGGACAGCACAAGATTTTGAAAGTTATTTGATGGGTATCTTCTTAGCAAGAGTAAATCAAATGGATAGAGAGATTGAAGCTATTACAGGTGAATTAGGTATGTTGATGTTTGACTCTATGCTTGCTATTCAATATAGAAATTATGTTGGAACTAATTCAGTAATTGACTCTAGTTTCTTCTTAAGAACTATGAAAGGTAGAGAAAATTGGGAACTTGAATATGGTTCACAGTTCAAATCATTTAGAGCTAGAAATGGTGTTAAGGTAACTTTGAGACATGATAGAATGTTGGATGATCCTTATTACTGTATTAGACGTTATGTATATGATGCTAACTATACAGTGGATTCAGCAAGATTTGACTTTTATGACTTTGGTGGAACTAATTCTGTTAAAGATTATAATGGTTCTAATGTTTGTATGATTACTCAAGGTGAAACAGAACAAGTTTATTGGAAGATTGGTAGAATGAATCCATATACAGGATATTTGAGAGGAATGATTACTTCTGAAGATACTACTGCAAAATACAAGCGTATTATAACTGGTTCTATTCAAGTTTGGGATACATCTAGAATTGGAGCAATTATATATGACCCAGACTATACAACATGATAAATATTATATTTGATAAATATAGACTTTTAATTGAAGATTCAACTAATACAGGATACGCTCGTATCCTGTATTTAAAGAATCTAATATTAGTAGCTAATGATAATATTACTGAACTTACAATATTAGACAATAATGGTAAGTTACTTTATACTTTTGACTCTACTAATTCTACTTACACTAATTTTACTTATTTAGGAGATTTAGTTGGATATGCTTTATCTATTGGTTCAGAAACAAATTTTAATCAATTTATAAGACAAGATACACTTACATTAGTAGATTATCATTATATATATGTTTTAGACTCTGACGAAAAGTCTTATGTTTATTATAATGATGAATTTAATGTAATACCTGATGTAGGAGGTACAAGTAATACAGCAGGAGATTGGATAGATATAACAGATGGGGTTGTTAGTTTTTTAGGAGGAGAAGTTACTAATAAGAAATATCTTATTACAACTTTATCTGCGGAGGTAGATGGAATAACTTATAAAGGAACAGTAGATAGATTATTATCAGTGAGCGAAGGTGATAAATTTTTACATAGTTTAGTAGATGAAACTAATGAAAAAACTCTTAATAGTTCTATTACGAGAGTAAAATCTACTGACTTTTCATATTTAGTATCAAAATATGAAGATGGTGTATCTGTTGGAGACACTGTTCTTGGAGTTGCTATTGACCAAATTACATTATCAACAGCAGATGGTACTTACGGTAATACATTATCTTTCAAATCAACTGACACTTCTATATCTGCATATCCAAATACTCGAAATGACTTTCCAACAGGAGACCCTGTAAACTTATTGACTACTGATGCAAATGGAAAAATTCAGTCATTTAACACAGGAATAACCGCAGATATATCTGTACTTGGAACAACATTAAGATTTGCTAACGGAATACTTGTAGAATACAGACCTTAAAACTAAAAATGAACTTATGGCAAGAATATATATTTTACCCACGCCTTCAACATCAGCGTATGGGCCAACAACAGATAAAAATAAAAAGAAATTAACCTTTGAAGGAAAAGGAACAACAGTAGCTCAAACAATCGAAATCTCTACACAATATGGTAGAAGAAAAAATTATACAAATCCAATATTAGGAGCATCAGTTCCATGTAACACTTCTACTAAGAAATACAATGTATTCAGTGAAGAACCATGTCCTAATCCTTATTTTAATAAAGCAGCTGATTTGCCATCCAATTGGGCTACTTCAGGCATAGAGAAATCAGAGTATATAGATGAACAAACATTAACAGAGATTAAATTTAATTTAATTCAGAATACTCTCGATACTACATTACCTGATATTAGAAATATGCCAACTGTTAGGACTAAGCTTATGAGTTTAAGACTTCAGTTCAATGAAGAAGGCGTAACAGAATTAGATACTTCAAAGCTTGATGATGAATTAACTTATCTAATATTTAAACAATCTAGTCAATCATATAATTCATTATATGCTATGTCACTTCAAGATTATTTTACTAAAAATACTAATGCTAAATTTTATATTGCAGATGTAGAAATAGAAAGAGAAGCTAGAGTTAGATATGAAAGACAACAACATAAATTATCTGCTATGCTTGATAATATGTTAGATAATTTTACAGATGAAAAGCTTTATAGATTTAGTACTTTATTGAATATTATTCAAGGTAAAACCACTAGAGCTGAAATAGAAATTAAATTGTTAGATTTTATAGCTAGTTCTAAATTGAATGAAAGTGATAAAGAAAGATTTAAAAAATTCTATAAAATGGCTACTGAAGGAAATCAAGCTGATGACTTTGAAAGAGAATATATAATTAAAGATTGTGTATCTCATAGAATATTAACTTTATCTCCTGACGGAGTATATTGGACATCTCAAAAAGGTTCTAATAGATATGAAATAGCTAAGACAACAGAAAGATTGAATAAATATCTAAAAGATCCTAAAAATAAAGAAATTTATGAGATGTTGAAAGAAGAACTAGAAGCTAAGAAATGATTACCATAGCTAAAGCCCACTGGTTAGTTAAATTTGGATTAAATAAATTAGATTCAACCACCTTTACAGATGTACAACCTAATGAAATAGATGAAGCTTTAAATAAAGTTCAATTAACAGTGGTTAGAAACAAATTAGGACAGAATAAAGGTTTAGAATTTAATAGAGCAATAACCACAGATTTAGCACCAATACTTATAAGATCAGAAACCATTACTCCTGCTGGGAGTAATGAGTTTCGATTATATCCCAATAATACTACATATGATTGTCTTCAATATGTAAGAGGTGATATAACAGCAGTTAAAAATACCTGCACTAAAACGATTCCCATAATCGATAGAGAATATGATGACCAATCATATATAAGACAATCCCAACAACAAAAATCTAGTTTCTTATGGAAACGTGCAATTGGATACTTTGGTAAAACTACTGAAGCTAATACTGATGGCACTAGTTTATTTATAGACACAAGTGGAGAATTTACTTGCACTAATGCTATTGTAGATTATCTTAAGTATCCTAGACCAGTATGTGTAGGTGGATATGATGATATAGACGGAAGTCCATTAACATCATCAGAATTTGAATTTCAAGATACAATGATATATGAAATTATTTATTATGCAATATTCGAGATTGCAGCCAATTTACAATATCAAGATGCTAAAACCAAATTTGATATTTCTCAACTAACAAATATTAATTAATGAACACACAATTACGTGCTCACAAATTTGCAGTAGAAAGAGTGCTTGTCTTAGACAATAACATTGTATCTACAAACAATGGTGCTTCTTCATCTGCACCTTATGATAATATTCTTGACTATAAAACCGGCATTTATGATATTGCTGCTGGTCAAGTTGGTTTCTTATCTAAAGATGATTTAACTTATAATAGAATTCTTGATGCTACTGACTTTGCATCTGTTAAAAAGTTTACTATTATACAAGGTACAGGGAAAACTAATATTAATACTCAAGATGGTCATGGTTATACTCAACCACCTTATGTAGAAAGTATGCTTATTGACACACAGTTTCCTTATTGGTTTGAGTCTGCATATGCAGTAAATGATATTTATGCTTCTATGAAAGTTACTGGTTATACTGGTACTGAAGGACTTAAAAATTATATCTTGAACATCAATCAAACAGGTGTTAGATTACAACATCAAAACTCTATGGAAATGAAAGATGGATTCGCTATTACATATAGAAGTCCAGATTATGCTACTTTAGGTATATCAGCAGCTCAAGCTAAGAATGATATTTATGTTAATCTTGCTTATAAAGCTAACTTACTTTCAACAGCAGTTAAAACACTTCCTGTATTGTCTGGTAATCAACCTTATGTAGTCTTTGCTATTGGAACTACAGCTTCTCAATCTGTTACTATAAATGGAACTCCTACTATTATTAATGAGCCTACATTGACTCAAGTAGCAGCAGCTTCAGCAGCATTAGCACTGACTATTCCTTTTATGATTGTTAGGAGAAATGGATATGATACTATGCAATATTTTAATGCTGACACTGCTCTTAGAGAAGCTGTAGCTAAAGGTATCGCTGATGGTACATTGACTGGTTCTGAAGTTATTAAAGTAATTGATACAGCAACCGCATTAACATTAGCTAAAGTAGATAAACTATTATTCGTAGCTTTAAATAATAAATTGGCAGTTGTAACAGACCAAGAGCCAGCAGTTAAGACTGATATTATAATCACAGCACCTTCAGCAGCTAATGGTAATAATCCTATTACACTTCAACCAAGTTCTTATTTAGCAACTGCACCTACTATTACTAGAATCTCTGGTTCAGCTGAACCTATTGGAAGTGGTAGAGAATGGTTGATTAAATATAGAACTGGAGCTAAGAATGATGCTTATACAGCTCAAATGTATGGTTGGACTTACAAATATATTCAAATTCCTGACTATGTGAAAGAAAGTTTGATGTATAATGTATTCACATTAATGCATGGTGTAGAAGTTGATGACTTCTCTCCTAAAAATGATCATTATTATATCACATATATCTTGATTCCAGTAATGATTCCTTTGACTATTGGAACTCCGGGAACTAATGAAGCTTATGCTTACGTGAATTCTGAAGGAGTAATAGTTTCTACTTACTTCTTGCCCGGACAATCAGGTGGTGCAGGAACAGTTACTGTTCCTGCTATTTATGGTGGTTCAGGTGCTGTATTAGCTCCTACTTATTCTGGTGGTGGTTTGACAGCAATAGTAATTACATCTGGAGGTTCTGGATATAGCAATCTTGCACCAATTGGTTCTGCATCTGTTAAATCTTTAACATTACCAGCAGCTGATTGTACAACTTGGTTGGGTGCAGTATTAACAGCTCCGGAAAATGGAACAACTGTAACATTTGCATAAGATGACAATTTCATATAATTGTGATAATAAATTATTAAAAGTGTGTGGATTTAGCTCAGAAGAAAGTAAAGAACAAGTCATAGAGATGTCAACTACATCTCTATGCTGTGATTCTCCTGAACTTACTACATATTATAATAATGATTATTGTTCTAATAAAGTAATAGTAGACTCTATAATTTTTAGTAGTTATTATTTTTCTCCAGATTATACTCCGGGTATACCATGTGAAGGATGGTTTAGTTTTAGTTGGGAATTATCAATTGATGGTGCAGCAAACATAGTATCTGTAAGTGGGACTAAAACTGTTACACCTTGTAACGGGATTTCTACTACTACTAGTATATTTTCTATTAATCAATTAAGTGGAGCAGAACGGTATTATATGGCAGGAATTGGAGAATTGTTTGAGTTTGATTTAAACTTTATCACTGCTGAAGGATGTGAAATAAATGTTACTGCCAATTTTACTACTTGTTGGTGTGAACAGTGTGAATGTGGAGTGAATTTACCAGTTGCAGGAGATATAACAACTACATTAGTTACAAACATTAGTAGTAATACTTTTGAAATGGTGCAAGAAGGTAGAATTTATTGTGCAATATTTGATAAAGAATTAAATAATGGTATAACTTCTATACATCTTATAACACCAGACTATGATATATATACATGTTTATTGATAGATTGTGGATCAGAATTAGAATGTAAGATTACAAGTAAAATAGCTGATAATATATTATGTACTAGTTGTGGAAAAGATATTAATGAAAGTTTTGAATTATATTTAGAATTTCAGATGTTATTATCTTTATTAGATTGTGAAAAATGTTGTCAAGCTTGCCAACTATATAATAAGATAGATAATGGATTATCAAAGTGCAACCATTGCTAATTGCTTAAATAGTACACTTTGTGAAATATCTAGCAATTATGTAAATTCTTTAGTGTATGGATTATGTGATGTAAGTCTATACAATGTGAAATTAATATTATTAATAGAGTTTTTAATGGCTTCAGAGTGTAAAACTTATGCTGTTAGATGTCTATTAGAAGAAATAAATTGTCCATAAGTTTAAGGTCGAAGCCGTGAGGTGGAGACCTTTTTCTTTTGTAAAATATCAGATAAACTTGATAAATAACGTAAATCAAGTTAAACTAAAAATAAAATAATAAAATGATTGTAGCTTCACATATATCTGCTATAAGAACAATGATAAAAGAGTTTACAGATGATACCCTATACACAGATGAATTCTTAGCTAATACTTTAGTGTCAGCTAGAAATGCTATATATAATGAAGAATTAATTAAGAAAGGTAGAAATATGTCTAGATTCTCTTATTTATCTTTCTGTACTCCATTAGTATTAGACACATTTCAAGATTGTAAATGTGTACCATCTAATCTTGGATGTAAAGTAGTAAAGACTAAGTTTGAGATGCCTAAAGTATTAATAGATAAGATAGGTTCAATGATGTTATATGTTTACACTATTAATGGTGATAGAATAGACTTTAAGAAGTTTCAAGATAGAAGATTATTGTCCAGTCATCCAATAGTAAACAGAATGATGTCTTATGATGTAATAGATAGACATATAGTAATATTTGGAAATAATAATCTATCTGTTATAATTGTAGAAGCAGTATGGGAGAATCCATTTCAATTATATGATATTTCTAATTGTGATGCTAGTGGAAATGTATTAGAATCTCCATGTTGGGATCCAACTACTAGTGAATTTCCTCAAGAAAGTATTTTAGATATGTTAATATATTCTACTGTACTCAAGATGTTAGGACTAAAAACTGAAGAAGATATGTCAGAGAATGGCCAAAATAACACTAAATAATTTATATAGACAATATCCTTATAAATGTGTTAAGAATGCAGAGAATCAAGGAAGAAATTGGATACCAATAAAAGAAAGAAATTGTGAATCTAAATATAGTATAGATTTAAGCACATATAAAGATATAATGAAACAATGTTTTGAAGTAATGATAGATAATTATCTTTTAAGAGGAAGAGTGGTTAGCTTACCGTATAACTTTGGAGACATACAAATAAAGAAATATAAGCCTAAAGGATGGAGAAAAGCAGGAATAGATTGGAAAGCTACTAATGAAAATATAGCAGAAGGCAATAGACAGTATATCTATCAATCTTTAGCTCATTCTGATGGAATGAAATGGTGTATGACTTGGAAGAAAAATAGAAAGAGTTTTAAAGGACAAACTTTTTGGAGGTTTCATTTACATCCTAAGACTAGAAGATATATTTCTAAACATTTTACAGATAATCCACTACTAATAAATAAATTTAATTTAAGATGACAAATTATATAAAATGGGATATTATTAATGCATATCTCACTATACCAAACTATAATGAGTTTGAAGTATTGAAACAAGTATACAATGCTCTTCGTGCTGTAAATATTAGATATGTTTTTAAGCAAAAAGTATGTACAGTAGAAATAAAAGATCATAAAGCTGACTTACCTGATGATATGATTATATTAGAGTCTTTAGCTCATTTAGTAGATCATAAGCATGTACATGAACTTACTAATGAATGTCCAGAATGTACAAAAGTAGATGATAACACATATCCTAATGTAATTCAAAGTTCAGGGCAACAAGTTACAGCAATTATGCCATTACTTCCTTATTACTTCTTAAAGACTAATTTCTATAGAAGACATTTTGTATTTCTAAGACCTAGAAATAAAGCATTTGCAGCTAAATATTCATGTAAGTATTGTCCTAATCTAAATTCAGATTGTGAACATACTTATGATATTTTACCTGAATTAAATCAAGTTAATACACATACAATCAAAGAAGGTATTCTGTGTATTAGTTATTTAGCTTTAGCAGAGAATGAATTTAATGAATTATTAATTCCTAATGATGCAGCTTTATTTGAAGTTATAGCAGCATATGTTAAATATAAATATTGGGAAGTTGAGAAACAAATGGCTGATTATATGAATTATAATAGATGTAATTCAGAATATACTACAGCTCAAAGAGAATATGTAGTAAAGAAAAGAAACTATATTGGTGATAAAGCATTAGAGAATATAGATCATGAAGGAATGGCATGGCTAAATCAAGGAAGATTAAAAAGCTATGTTAGAGATTCCTTTAACTATCGTAGAGGGCCATTTTCATGAAACAATTAAAACAAGGAATGGTAATAGGGTATTCAGAGTTTGATACTCCAGAAGACGCCTATACATTTGGATTAAATATACAAAGAAGTTCTCAATATATTGAAGGAGAATTAACAGATGAAGGAAGCAATAGTTTAGTTATCAGTCTTCCAGAAAATTATCAGTTACTTGGTACAGTTAATTTACTTAATGATGAATTAATTCTATTTTCTTTATACGGTAATGACTTTGAAATAGGAAAACAAGTAAAAGATCAATATATTACATTAGTAAATACAAGTTGTTTTAATTATTCAATGAAGAATCCAATCAAAGGAGAGTTCAGAGTAGTTAATGGATGTAAGAATATTGTATATTGGTATAATGGAGTAGAACCAGATAGGTTTATTAGACTCGATGATTTAGACTATCATAAAGATAATAGTGGAGATTGGGAGTGTAATTCATTTCTATTGAAACCAGAATATATTATTCCTCAAATTACTATGAGTGGGTTAGTAGAATCAGGAGGCAACTTACCTGTATCTTCATATTCTATTTCTGCTAGATATTTAGATGATATGTATAATCCTACAGATTGGTTCGGAGAGACTCAACCTTATCCAATAACTAATCTTGGCTCTTTTAATTCTCCAGATACAATAGAAGGAGTAGACTTAAATGAACCAACTAGTAATGGATTATTGTATAAAGTATATGGACTTGATAAAAGATATAAATATTTAGAAGTATGTGTTAATAAATATACTAATCCTTACTCTGTACAATCATATTCATATAATACATATGAAATTATAAACAATAGTTTAGAAGTAAGTATAACTAGTATAAATAATTTAATTGATTTAAAATATAAGGATACAATAGTTCCAACAGCTAAATATGAGAATAGTAAATCTATGATTCAATATGATAATAGATTAATTAGAGCTAATATAACAGAGAAAGTATACGATTGGGGAGAATTTCAAAAGAAAGCTAATTTTATTACTACAAATTACAATATCACAGAAGTAGATATTGAAACTAATAATACAATAACAATCAATCCTTTTTCTGGGTTAAGTGAAATAAATTATATTAATGGAGCTAAATCTCCATTTGCTTATGAAAGTAAATCACTAATGAGAGATGAAGTGTATGCATTAGGTATTATATGGATAATGAAAGATGGTTCAGAAAGTCCAGTGTTTCATATTCCGGGAAGATTAAAGAATTATAGTTCAGTATTTCCTGTTACACTTTTACCTAATAATTATGAACCTAATTTACATAATAGACCCTTACCTATTAATGGTTGGGATAGTACATTATATAATATATTAGGAAATGAAGATGCTCAGATATATGAAGGAATTACAAATGAAGTAGAAAGATGGCAACCTTGGAATACAGCCATACAAGATGGTTATCAATCTATATGTGGATATTATGAGTGTAGAGATTTAGATAATAATCCTATATTATACCCTAATATTAAAGGTTGTGATGGATTACCTATATACCCTAGTATACAAGATATAGTAACATTAGAATATACTATGTCACCTATTAGACATCATAGAATGCCAGATACTACATTAGAACCTATAGTTTCTCAAGATGGTACAAAACTAAGATATTTATATTTAAAATTTGATAATATTAATATACCCACTGGATATGAAGACATAGTACAAGCATACAGAATAGTTATATCTGATAGGATTGATGATAAAACAGTGATTGATAAAGGTATCTTAAATACTGTATATAGAAAAGAATTTCAATACCAAACAGCAGATACTGTTATAGATATCAATTCAGATGTAAGAATATTTTATGATCAAGGATTACAATTCTCTCATGATAATCAATCTCCTAAAGCACATAATTTTCAAACTTCTGTAGAATTTACTACTTTTGCAGGTGGTGATAGAACTATGTTATGTGTTCCTGCTTGTTCAGAAACTTTAACTTATCAAAATGAATTATGTGAACATATTGGAGATAGGGCTACAAAAGCTTCTAATGGAAGAGTTTCTTATCATTCTCCTTTATCTAAATTACTGAAGACAGAAATAAAAGGTACACACATAAAGTATGAAAGAGAGATTATTACTGATATGGATTTTATTTCTGGTGAAGTAGGATTCTTAGGTGCTATAAGTAATAATAGGTTTATGGTAGTCAATAATAGAAAAAAATATAAAAATAGAGAGACAAAGAATATTTTAACTACTAATGTATATCAACAATATTATAAATCTTATATACCATATAATGAATTAACTAATAGAAATATTACTAAATCAATGTGGGTAGATGCAGATGCTACTTATAATGATACTCAATTTAATACTTGGAATAATAAGACACAACAAGAGGCTTTAATAATAGGTTTTAGTAAACATGAAGAAGGTTCTTATATTGATGATGCATATTGTACTTATGGGACAGAAACCGGTATTACATTTACACACCCATTTAATCTTGTAGTTGGTGATAATTTTTGGATGACACCGGGAATATATACATTAGCTTGTAATTGGTTAGAAGGTGATTCTCAATATACAAAAGGTGGAATAATGTCTCATAACTATGTTTCTATTAAACAATTAAAAACAGATTGTTATTATCAATTAGATAAAATTAAATATATAAATGTTACTCAATATAACACCTCATCTCAAAACAATGATTATTTTTTAACTGGAGGAGATATATTTTTAACTAGAATGGCATTTAGAAAAACTTATTATGGTTATGTTCCTCATGCTGATAAAGTGTCTACTAAAGAAACAATAGGTTTTAATTCTATTGGAGAAGCAAACTCTGTTAATTTATATAATCAAGATAGTGTAGCTATAAATGGTGTGTATGGAGAAGTTAATTCAGTATTTGAATCATTAATAATAGATACTTGGTACGAATCAGAAGTTAATATAGAATTTAGAGGACATGATGAAACTACTTGGAATAATAGTTTCTTTACAGATGGTAATACTCCAAGTCCAACAGGAGATTTAGCCGCTAATGCTAACATTAAAACTCAATTGTTTTTTCCTAAGTATTATGGAGAATATGGTAAAGAGTTGTTACTACTTGAATTAAATGCTAATAGTATATCTAGATTAACAGATAATGGAGAATGGAAATTCTATCAATTATTTCCTAATTATTATAAATTAAATGAAGTATATAATATTAAATATCCTAATAATAGATACTTGCCACTAAGTAGACAATATGATTGGTGTGATGAATGTACAGGCAAATATAAAAATAGATTAATATGGTCTCAGAAATCTTATGAAGAAGATATTAACGATACTTACAGAAAATATTTAGTTAATAATTATATTGATGTAATAGCATCATCTGGTCAAGTAACAGAATTATTAGAACAACAACAAAAGATATATGTAAATACAGAACATAGTATGTATGTACTACCTCAGACTAATGAGACAGTTCAGCTAACAGACGGAACAGCTAATATAGGAACAGGAGAATTCTTTTCTATTCCAGCTATTAGATTATCTAATGCAGCATACTCTTATGCTGGTAATCAAGGTAGATTTAATAAATTAATTACAGAATATGGAACTCTGTTTATTAATCAAGAACAGAAAAAAGTATATTTATTTAATGATAATTTAGAAGATATAGGTCAATCTATACAGATATTTCTTAATAATAATTTATATTCATGGTTTGGAGAACAATATAAAGACACTATGTTAGTAGATTATGAATATTTAGATAATCATACTTATGAAGCTGGACTAGGATTAATTACTACATTTGATTATACTAATAAACGCTTCATAATTCATAAGAAAGATTTTGCTCCACTTTATTCTTTAAATGATGAAAACAGAGATACCTTATATTTTAATGAAGTAACTCAAAGTTGGTACTGGACAGATCATGATTTAGAGGATGTGCCTGCACCATTTACTAATCAAGAATTCTGGGAGAATAAAAGCTTTACTCTTTCTTATGATATTGGAACTAAGACTTGGCTATCTTTTCATTCATATCAACCTAATATATTCTACTATAATAATGAAACTTTTTATTCAAGTTATGATTTATACAATCTTTATAAACATACTAATAAAGCTACTAAGAGAACATTTTATGAAGTAACTTATCCTTCAATGATAGAATATATTTCATATGCTAATCCTAAAGCTGTAAAAGCAGATAATATTAATTATTTACTTAAAGTACAACAAAACAATATTAATCTTACAGACACTAGCTTTCATTCAGCTATTATGTATAACTCATATCAAAGTTCAGGAGAATTTGATATTATATTTAGAAGTAATCCTTATGATACTAGATTATGGTCTAATACAGAGAAATATGTTAGTGTGTTAGATAATATTCATAGAGTAACAGGAATAAAAGATATGGTATATTTAAACTCTGCACCCATTAATACATCAGATTGGACTGATATACAATCTTATTATGATGGAAATGGACAAGGATATATAGATAAGATTCCTAATACCACTGTATTAGATTTCACTAAGAATTTATATAACACTAGTCAATTTAAAGATCAATATCAAAGAGTAAGACTAATATTTGATGATAATTCAGGTAAAAGTTTTAGATTACAACTACTAGACAACAACACAACTCAATCTTTCAGATAATGAAAAAACAAATAAAATTAAAAAATAAATCAAAATCTCCAATGAAGTATTCCTTCGGAGGAGATCTTGGTAAATTTATGTTAAACAACCTTGAAACAGCAACACTTGGATCATTTGGTATGGATTTTTATAAACCTAAATTTGACTCAGATACATTTGGTAAAATAGATCAAACAGTTCAAGGAATTAATCATGGAGCTCAAAATGCTATGGCAGGAATAGCTAGTGCTATGAATCCTAAGGCTGGAGCAGTAATTAATGGAATAAGAGGAATAGGAGCTAATACTCAATTTCATAGAAATGGTATGAATGTATATCAAGGTGGTCAAGAGATAAATCAAGTCCAAATGCAAGACATGATCCCACATAATCTTAATTACTTAGATAAAGTATCAGAGAATTTAATTCAAATGGATGGGCCAAGTCATAATCAAGGTGGAATTAAGACTAATGCTGGAGAATTTGACAGAGAAGAAACAATAATGAAGAAAGGTGTTGTCGGAAATCCTACACCATTTGCTTTCTCTGACAATCTTAAAATATCAAAAGAAGTACAGAAACAATTAGGTCTTCCTACTAACATGAGGAATAAAACCATAGCAGATGCTTCTAAATTTATAGAGAATAAATATGAAACTAAGTATAATGATATGCCAATACAAAGAAATACTAAAGATAGAATGAAACAATCTCTATATACTAAATTGATGAATGCTAATAAGATTGAATTTGCTAAGAATAGAATAGAAAATGGAATACAATCTAAAGAAGATATGTCATTTGATGAACTAAATAGTCAATATCAATCTGGTGGCGAAGTTTATAAGTTATATAATGGGGCAGAAATGTCTAAAGAATCTGCAATAGCTTATGCTAAAACTCAAGGATTTGATAAATTATTAAAAACTCCTACTGATGAAAGTTTAGCGAGAGCAGGATTTAATTATTATAATAATCAATTAGCTGGAGAGATGAGGAAACAAGATGGTGATTTTAGACATTTAGGTAATGATCCAGAGAATCCTGAAATTACTAATAGAACTGATGCCCAAAAAGCTAATCCTTTATTAGATGTATCTAATATAATAGATAGACCTGTTAAACCTGAATTTGAATTTACTAAACCTAGTTTGCCTACTTCGGTTATTGAAAAAAGAGAAAATAAAAAACCACAAAAAATAGAATGGGGAGAAAGCTATGCTGATGAAGATGATATAAACGCTATGTATAAATATACTCTCAATCCTACTTATAAATATAATGGGATAGAATACAAAAAAGTAGATGGGCAATGGATGTGGAAATCTAATAAAACAGGAGCTTTACATCCTGCTAAGAATTTTAATGATGATTTTATTGAGAGAAATAATTTAGAACCTGGAGTAGATAAAGTATTTAAACCCAAATCCTCTCCTAATAAAAAATCAATTCAAAATAAAACTCCATATGATGAAATAGAAAATAATTATGATGCGTTTTACAATACAGATAACACTTCTGTTGAACCGCTTGATGATTTATTTTATTCTAAACCAAAACCTGTAACTAAGAAACAAGAATCATATCCTAAACCTGGATTAATGGATGTTATTGGGAGCAGTTTTAATAGAAAAGCTGGAGAACCTAATTATAGGTTCTCTGATTATTTTTCTAATTTAATAAACACCAAAGCAACTGATAGATATGATAGAAATGGTAAGAAATATCAATCAGGTATGGAAGTAGATTTATTTCCTAAGAAACAAACTTATGAATGGAATACTAATAATGTACCTCAAGAAATACCATCTCAATATATGAGAAATTATGAAGTGAGGAGTAAAGTACCTAATATTCAAGCTATAAATGGTACTAATAAAACTACTAATTGGACTAATTATTTAGACTATTCTAAGAATTCTCCTCAAAACTTTATGACTGAATTACAGAATGGAGACTTATCTACTTATCATATACCAGAAGGAAATACTACATATAATATTTCAGATTATATGCCAAAAGAAGATATTATAAATTCTGATATGGAAAATAGAGCTAGAAATATTAAAGTAAATACTCTGGATATACCTGATATTACAGCTAAAATGGATGAAAATGATAAAGGGATAAAAGATAAACAATCTAATTTCTGGAACTCTATGTCAGACTTAGAGAAAATAGGATTAGGAGCTAATGCATTATCTACTTTAGGACAAGGATTAACCATGTTAAAGAAAGATAAAATTCCTACATTCTATAATGAAAATAGTTCTCAAGTAAATAATATCATGAGTGATAGAAGAATAGATATACAACCAATGATTAATGATTTAAATTCTCAATATAATGCTGCTACTAGTAAAGATAATAGCAGAAGTTGGAATGTACAAAGAGGATTAAATACTAATATGTATAACCAATATGCTAAGAGTTTAGGTGAGCTAGGAATGAAAGAACAAGAGATGAATAATCAATATAAATCTCAATATGCTGAAACATTAAATAACCTTGGTATGCAAAATGTTCAAGCACGTACAACACAAGAAGAACTACAAGCAAGAACTGATGCAGCTAGACAAAATGCATTAAGAGGATTAATGGCTAATACAGGAGAGAATTTATCTAATTTTGCATTTACTAAGAATCTTGCTGATAAAACTATTCAAGAAGGCTTTAAATATCTTTCTATGGTTTCTCCCGACTTTGGTCTTAATGCAAGTAATATTAAAGAATTTAGCACTATGATAGCAGATCCTGAAATGTCAGTTATTAAAGCTAATATGGAAGGTGGTAAATATCTTGGACAAAATGCTTATGAGCAAATGGTTAAAGATATTGAAGCATTAAACTTAGAACCAAACAGAAAAGCTCAAGCATTACAAATGGCTGCTAAACTAAAATCAAGTAAATAATAATGAATAGATATGAACAATATGTTCCAGTTAAATTAGATTATAAACCTTATATACCTAATTTTGAGAATTGGGCTAAAGTATTAACACAACAACAACAGAAATATGATACATTTGAACAAGCATTTACTTTAGCTAATCCTGAACATATAAAACAAGATAGCGGAGAATATAAGATTTGGCAAGATTATATGCAGAATACTAAAGATGAAGTAAAGAATGCATTCTTGAAAGATGCTAAATATGGTAATCAAAAGTTAAAGAATAAAATGTTTGAATTACAGAAGGAAATGCAAGGTGGATTATATAAAGGATTAGAGACTAGACACAATGAATATCAGGCAGCTTCACAACAGTTGTCTGAAGGTTTAAAGGATCAGCCTGAGTATAGACAATGGTATTTCATGAATCAATTTAAAGCTAATCCTATGTCTTATAATAAAGGAGAGTTTAATCATATTAATCCTGTTATAGTGGAAAAGAACCCAGAAGTAGATAAGAAAATAGCTGAATGGACAAAAACTTTAGTTCCAGCAGAAAGAAGTAATGAAGTTGTATCTATGTCTCCAGATGGTAAATGGATTATAAATGAGAAGAATCTTGAAGCTATTATTCCTAAACAAGTATATCAAACTAAGTTAAGAGAATTCCTAGCTAATACACCTGAATATAATAAAGATTTACAAATCAGAGTTGCATATAATCAGGCTCATAGAACACCTGAGAATGAAAATTTACTACAAGCCGCTCATTTACAAGCAGTAGATTTACAAAGACAACAACTTACTTTAGATAAAGATGAATATCTTAACACTAAAAGTCAAGATAAAATAAAAGAGTTACAAGCTAATTTTGGATTAACTCCTAATGGAGTAAGAACGAAAGAGTTAGATGATAAAATAATGCAGCAATATGCTGAAAATATGGAAGATACTGATCAATTTGCTAATTATAATCCTACACAAAGAGATTATCTTAATATAGTAAAAGATTTATCTGATATATATTATCAAACTATAACCACTAATAAGAAACATCATGAGATAGATATGAAAGCTAATCCATATACTGTACAAGAAATTAGAGATAATAATGCTTGGGCTAGAATGAAATATCATGAGAATGCAGCTAATAAAAGAGCAAAAGATCATAATGATTTATTAAGACAACAAGGATATGAAGCAGCTTCTCAAGGAACAGTAGTTCCTACTAAAGCTTATGAAAATAAATTATTAGCTTATGATATATTAAATAGTCAAAAGGAGATTACAGAAGCTAGTAAATCTAATCTTATTAATCTAATAGCAGCAGTATTGCCCGGAGCTAATAATAGATCGGGAGGTATAGCAGCTTTAACTACTAATTTTAATAATACAGGAGGACAATTAGCTAATATGTACTATAATGGATTTAATTCTTTACCACAAGATATAGCAGAAAGAGGAGAAGAACAGCAAATAGCTTTAATGAAGAAAGCTAATGTTTATGATCCTAATAAACCTATTAGGGAACAATTAGCTAATGGTTACAAGTTTAAGAAAGGATATGAAGATTATGTTTCTAATGCTTCTATACAACAATCTTATGATAAAGTAACTAAGAACTCTAAAGCTCCTAAACAGATTGATGAAATGCTTACTACTTATGTGAATAATAAAGAGTTAATGGATGAGAATTATAGACCATTATCTTTAAAACAAGTACAAGAAAGATTAGCTAAAAATCAGCCAATATTATCTTCACAAGGAGATAAAACCTCTTTCTTTGGACAAGTTGGTAATTTTATGAGTCAAATTCCTATATTAAGTGGAATAGCTCCTAATCCTCCTATAAGAGATGTATCTAGTGAATTAAGAGAGCAAATGAAACAAATAGCAGCTAAAGATGAAAAATTCTCTGTTGAAAATACAATAGGTGGATTATCTTATGTAGACGAAGCTCCTGATTCTCCTTATCATAAAATAATTGGCGGAACATTCAAGCCTGCTATTCTTAGTGTGTTAAAAGACAATAATGCTGTTGATTTAATAAGTGGGGGAAATGCTAAAGTAAATGTATCTGAAGATTCTAAAGTTTTAGATGATATTAGTGTAAGTGATATGATGAAAGAAATAGGTGCTAATTTTGACATGAATAAAATGAAAGTTACCACTGTATTTTTAGGTGGTAAGTCTGGATTCAATCTTAATTATTATCATAATGGTAAAGCATATAATGTAAATGTAGCCGTACCTAAATCTGCTGCTAATGACTTTAATTCTTTAGCTGAAACTATGTATCAAACTACATCATTAGCAGATAAACCAGATGCAGCGAATACATGGTCAAGAATACATGGATATTCTACTGGTCAGATTCCTTTTAATGCTTTTAATAATAAAGATATAAAAAGTGAAGATGCTTTTGTCCATGTGTCTAAAGATCATACTACTAATACTAAAGTATTAAATCCTATGAATGTATCTGGAATACAATTAGGAACATTATCTTTAAATGGTTCATATTACTCTGGAATTAAGAATACAGATGGAAGTTGGAGTATATTAAATGTTCCGGGGCTTGGTGTAATTAACAAAGCAGACCCAACAGATGTAATGAGTATATTACATGGTAAATATGAAATGGGCGGTAGAGCAATGAGTGTAAGTGGTTCTAATAGAGCTATAAATTCTTCAGGTATAATGGAAGATAATTATAATGAAGAAAACTCTTATGATGATGAAGAGGATAACTAAAATATAAATTAAATGCCAAAGGTAATTATACCTCAAGATAATGGAGACTTAATATCTCAAACATTAAAACAAAATCCCGGGGCTGCTGTTTATGGAGACAGTGGCAACATGGGTGTAAATAAAGGAATAGCCAATTTCTATTCTACTCCTAGCTCATTTAATTCTAATATAGTGCAAGGAAGGCAAGTACCTATATATGGAAATTCTCCAGATTACTATAAAGATATGTACTCAGAAGATCAAGGTTGGGTTAATAAATTATTTCATGGAGTAGGTAGAGCAGCAACAGTATTAGGATTTGAAGTAGCTAAAATGGTTCCCGGAATTATAGGTCTTGGAGCTGCTGGATTAGGAAATATAGGAGACTTAATAAGTGGAGAAGATAACTTTGATGGAATGTCTTGGATTAATAATAAAGCTGTTCAATGGTTAGATGAAAAAGAACAAGCGGCTAAAGAGAATCCTTATCTTGCTATATATTCTAATTCAGCTTATGATAAAATGAATTGGACAGAGAAATTGAGTAAAGTTGATTTCTGGGCTACTCAAGGTGCAGACGGCATAGGCTTTATGGCTTCTATGTTTGTTCCCGGAACTTTGCTCAAAGGTTTAGGAATAATAGGAAGAGGTGCAGGTGCATTTGCTAAATTAGGTCAATCTACTGAGTTATTAGGATTAGGTAGGAAAGTGGCTACTACTTTAAATGAAGGCTTGATGGCTGGTAAGATAGGTTTAGGTGCTACTGAAGCAGAGAAAATAGCTTATGCAGCAACTGCTTTAGGAACAGATGCATCTGAATTAGCTGGAGCATATGAAGCTTATAATGCAGGTAAAGTATTAAATAAATCTCTAATAGCTCCGATGAGATGGATGAAGCCAGCATGGAATGTAGAGAATGGAACAAATAAATCAGCGAAAGCTTGGGATATGATTGCTACATCTGGAGCTAATGGTATATTTGAGAGTGCATCAGAAGCTAATGAATCTATGAATACTCTTAAACTACAACTAGAGAATGATAGGAGTAAAGGTTTAAATCAATTTACAGATGAACAAATACAAGAGAAAGCATCTAATGCTGCTGCTACTACTTTTAAATATAATCTGCCATTACTCTTAGCATCTAATATGGTACTAGAATCAGTAATATTAAATAAATTTGAGAATGTATTAGGTATAGGTAAGAGAACAGCTATGGAAGCTGAAGAAGAAGCTGTAAGATTAATTAGAGGATATAATACTATTAAGCCAACAGGTAAACTTTCTGATTATTTATCTCAAAATCTTACTAAGTTTGGAATGAAAGACTTTAGTAAAGAAATAGGATATAAATTACCTTTAGGCATGATTAAGGAAGGTTTATTTGAAGAAGGTTTTCAAAACTCTATTCAAAGATATGCTAAAGATGCAGCACTAAAATCTAAAGGAACTTCTATTATGGAAGATTTCTCTGGAATCTATAATCAATATAAGACTTCTATTTCTGATTTAGGAGATAATGAATTCTGGGAATCTGTAGCTTTAGGTGCAGCATTAGGTGGATTTGGTGAAGCAGGAATAGGTAATGCAGCTAAGACCATGATTAACGGAGGATTTGATAATTTAGATTATAATAGAAGAATATTTGGTGGAGAAGCACAAGAACCTTCTAAAGCTATGCAATTATTAGGTGCTAAAAAGAAAGAGAAGACAGAAGGTGTTATCTCTCAAGTTCAACAATTAATGGAAATGGGTTTTAATCAAGCTGAATCTAAGGACTTCTTTGAATTAGATGATAAAGGTGCAATAGTGTTTGATGTAAATAATGAACCTGTAATGAAGAAAGATAAAGTCAATACTTTTCTTGCTACATCTATATTTAGAACAGGTTATCTTGAAGATTTAGATAGACAAATAACTCAATTGCAATCTGCTAAAATTAACGAAGATGGTTCTGAAAAAGAACAAATCATTAACTCTCAAATAGATACTAGAATTAAGAATCTTGAAGCTAATAAAAAGATGATTAATGATATGGTGATGTTCGATCATTTCTCTCATTTATTTGACTTAGGATTAGCGGCAGACGAAATGTCTGGTATAGTAGTAGATAATTTAGTTAATAGACAGAAAGCTCAATTACAATCAGAGAATCCATTGATGTCCGATGCTGAAGTAAATGAAAAGCTGAAAGGATTTAGAGAAAGTTTAAACTCTGATATAAAGAATTATAAGCAAAAATATGATTATATAAAAAATATAGATAAGTATGATGCATTTTTTAGACCTAGTCCAGCGGATTCAGATTTATATAGACAATTCAAACAAAAGAATATGGCTACCATTACTTCTCATCTGTTCTTTAAACAACATAAATTAGATAGTATAGAATATGGAAAAGATAGAATAAATAAATTAGAGAAAGTAAAACAAGGATTTGAAGAATTAGATACTACTTTAAAATCTCTTTATGATACTTTAGAAGAATCTAATACTAATTCTCCAGAGATGAACTCTTTCATTAAAAACTTTAAATCTCAATATACAAACTTATCTGATGATAAATTAGATGGAATGTTTAGAGCTAAAGTAGAAGAAGAATTAAGACAAGAAGCAATAGATGAATATAAAAACTTTGGTATAGAGAAACCTAAATTTGATGGTAAAGAAGTATCTGAAGAAGAATATATAAAAGGGTATATTGAACATGCTAACACTAATAGACCTACAATAAATCAAGGAAAGAAAGGTAAAACACCAAGTAAAGGAAAGACAGAAACTGAATCTAGAATTGCTAACAGAACTGTACAAGCTAAATCTGTCTTATTAAGTCTATTGTCTAATAAACCAGAACTATTTGCTAGTATTCCTAACTTATCTAATATAAAAGAATTAGTAGATAGAATTGGAAAGTATAGTGATGGAACTGATTTCATTAAGTATTTAGATAAACAAATAGAAGATATTGAAGATCAAAATGAAGATATTCAAAAAGAAATAGATAAATCTGGATTCTTCTTTAGAAAAGCTATTAGAAGTGAATTAGTTAGAGAAAGATTTGAAGACTATAAAAAGAAACTTAAAGAATATGAAGATGCTAAAACTTCAGAGAATGAGAATTTAAATAATTTAATTTCTATGATTGAAGCATCAGGGTATATCTCTGATACAGATAGAAGAAACTATAAAAGATTATCTGAAAATACTAATAGGACAGCAGAAGAAAACAAATTATTTAATGCTCTTGAAGCTAAACTTTTAACTGCTAATGGAAAAGAAAGAACAGAAGATTATAAAGTTATAGATGGTAGGATATTTGTAACCAGAGAGGCTAATGGTTCTATTCTTCTTAATGTAAAAGATAGCTGGAATTTAGATGCTTTAACTAAAGAACAACAAAAAGAGTATAAAAATCTATTAAAGAAAACAGATAAAACTACAGCAGAAACTCAAAGACTTGCTGACTTATCTGCTATGATTCCTAATACTACTATATTCTTAAGAACAAGTTCATGGAATGATAAAGAAACAGGAGAATTAAGATTTAAAACCCGTGTAACTTATGTTAAAGATACAGGAAAAGCTTTTGAGACTACAGCTATTAGAATGAAATTTGGTAATGAATGGGGAGATTTATCTGTAAATAATAAATCATTCTTTTCAAGATTCAATGTAACTCAAGTATTAGAGAGAAATTCTCCTGAGGCTAACTATTTCAGAATGAGAGGTAAATACTATGCAGCTTTAAATAAAAGAATAAATAGAATTATAGCTATTCAGAGAAGAGTAGATAGTTTATCAAGAGAAATAGATAAGAATACAGCCACGGCTTCTACTCTTATTACTATTGCTGATACACTTAAATCTTTATCTAATACTAAACTACAAGCTGAATATGACGCTAGAGAAGCTGACATAGTAAAAAGAAGAGATGAAGAATTAGCTAAATGGAAGAATAAAGAGTTAAAGAAAGTAAGAAAGAAAGACATATTAGCTAAATATCAAGTTGAGTTAAATAGATTAAATGAATTAAGAAATCAGCCAGCTAATGAAATGTTAGTTAGTATTGAAGATACATTAGATCAATTAGAGTTAGATCTAGGAATCTTAAACTTTAAAAGTATTAGAAAGACAATTAAGTCTTTAGAGAAAAGAACTTGGATTAAAGTAGATAAAAAGAATGTACCTCAAACCATCGGTCAAGTTTTAGCTCTAACAGACCTGAGTCAAGAAGAGAAAGCTCTGATTAACTTTTTTATAGATGAATTGGCTAAAGATGGCATAGATTATACTTCTCATCCTCTCCACTTAGCTTTAAGTCAATATGATAAATATGTAAATAAAGAATTTACAAAGAAAGGCAAGGCATTCTATTTACTTCAAGATATAAGAGATAATCTTAAGAATAGAACTAAGACTGTAGAAACTAGAGTTACAGATGAAGGAGTAGAAGAAATTACCACTCTAACAAAAGATAATATAAATATTGTATTAAATAATCTGATTCAATTAGTTGAAACTAATCTTGAAGATATAAATACAGATATAAATAATATCAAAGAAACTCAAACTTTATTACAAGAAAGTTCTGATGTATGGAGAGCTGAAGAATTTGACATAGCTTCAATACATGAAAGAGTATCTAATGAATTTAAAGAGCTTTCTATTACTTTAGGAGAATTAGAGATTGCTAAAACATTTGGTTCATTGCCTGAATATGGTAATCAAGTAAGACAAAGACAAAGAGAAATAAATAAGATAATTGAAGATATAAATAAAAATGCTCAAAGTCTTATAGAAAAACAACCAGAGATTCAAGCTATATTAGATAGTCTTAGAGCTGAATATGTTAGTTTAGTTAATGTAGAAGATGATGAGCAACTAGATACTGCATTGGCTAATGAAATAGCAAATAGTAGTAAAAACAAAGATAAAGAATTAAAATCTTTAATTGCTAAGTTAGATAAAATCTCTGATAGTAGAATCTTAAAAAATCTTGAAAGAGTAAGAGATAATATGAATATAGCTTATGCTACTAATATTCTATATAAGACATTGTATAAATCATTTGGTGGAGTTAAGAAGATGGATATGGTTAGAGATAATTATTATGACGAGTCTGTTAAATATCCTATTAAGTCTGCTAGAATTGATGACTTATTAACATTCACTACTAATGATGTAATATATGAAGATAGATGGATGAAAGGGGAATCTGTATTTCAAGATGATTATGAAGAAATAGTAGTAGGAGATAAGACAGTTAGAGTAGCAAGATTAACAAATAATGGAACTCAAATAGCTTTTCAACATTTTATCTCAACTTCTAATTTAGCTGATAAGACAGGATTTAATTATGATTTAGTACATTTTGGAGTATCTTATATGTTAGAGAAAGGTATTATTACAGAAGATACTAATAAATTTAGTGTAGGTAAGTTAGAAGATAGTATGAAAGGCTACGAGCCTGTATTTGAGCAATTAGTGAACTCAATGAACGAATATGTAGATAAAGTAGACAAAGATGATAATGCATTAAATAGGTTAAGAGAGGCTGTATATGCAATTCCATTTAATAACACTACTGGAGAATTTTATGAGTTTGATGGAAGTTATGGTATAACAGCTATGATGCATCCTGATAAACGTTTCTCTACTAATCTTCCACAAATGTCTTCTATTATTAAATTTGCTAAGAGTAGTCCTAACTTAATGAGTGAATTAAAAGCTTTACTAGGAAATACAGTTGTATTAACATCAAAGAGTGGAAAAGATTACATATCAAGAGAAATCTATAAAGCAATGGAAGATGAAGAAGTTAAAAAGAAAATAATGAAATTATTTCATGAAGCTTTTAAACAATATTTTACTCAACTTTCAGCATCTCCATTTCAAAGACTTAAGATACAAAGTTTCTCTAAAGGATTTAAGTTAAGAGCTTATAATATAGACAGAACACCATTTTCTAGAAACTTTACAAATGAAGATAATTTATCAGATATATTCGTAATTCAACCAAAAGGTGTAGAAGAATTAAAAGATTATAAAAGAGAATCTACTTCTAAAGTATTTTATGGAGAGAATTATTATGGATTAGTAGCTGCAAGATATAAAGATGGAACAGAAGAACTATTAAAAGTAAGAAATGTAAATCAATCTGAAGCTGAAACTGTAGCTGCAATGCTTTATATTAGATTCTTAAATGGTAATCAAAATATAGCAGAATCAGGTCAATGGTTATTTCCTAATGAAGAGGCTAATAAAGATTGGTCAAAAGGTTTAATACAATCTATAATAAGATTTGGTACAAGTGAAGGCGGTCAAGAAGTATTAAAGATGCATAATATTGCTAACTGGTCTAAGAAAAAGAAAGCTTATATAGCTAATGAAGTAGCTAGACCATATGATATTTGGATGTCTAATACTGATAAACAATTAACAGTTAAATGGGTAGATGAAACTAACACAGTTAGAACAATATTAGCTAAAGATATAGTTACAGTAGTAAACAATGAATTAGTTTTTAATAATAAATTACTTAACTTCCTTCAATCTAAACATTTTAATGTATCTTCTATTACTAATAGAACAGATAAATATAAAGTTCAGATGCCATACTTGAATAAGAATAATCTTAAACATATGGTAAATACACAATCTACTTCTGGAGCATTAAGAGCATTTACTATCAAAGAGATTAGTAATCCTACACAGTTTTATGCATTTGGTAATGAAGAAACTAAAGCTGTGGTTCAAACATCAACTATTCCAAATAAACCTGCACATGTAGGAAGAAAAGTAGTATTTAAGCCAGAAACTACTGTATTTAATTGGAAACCTATTGAAAGAAAGACTTCAAGTAATTTAGATAAGAAACTTAAGAAATTAAAAGAACAAGATATATCTAAACTTCCTGATGGTAATTATCAACTATTATCTAATAATATAGTAAAAAATATTAGAGTAGAAAGTGGTAAAATAGTCAATAGTGTAGATGAAAGTGCTAAACCAATCATAGATAAATTAGAGAAAATAAAAAGTAATAAGTGGAAAGCTACTAAATCAGTTCTTGAAGCATTTGATAGAGTAACTCCAGAAAGAAAAGAGTTTAAACATCAACAATTTATTCTTCATATTCTTGATATGTTTGTTAGTAATGCTTTCAAAGATAAAGAGATTAGAGATATATTAATGTCACAAGATATTAGTATTGAAGGACTAGATAAAGTTCAAGTACAAGATTATTTTGATAGATATGATACTACTAAAGACGAGAATATTAGAGTTGAATTAGCTAAGAAGTTAGCTAATAAACAAATAGACTTTAGTACTAGTCTTACTCCAGAGAATAAACTTCATGAGAAATTATCTAATAGTCCTTCACTTGAAGCTTTTGCTGATAAATTATTTAATTATCTAACTAATACTCCAATAGATTTAAGTAAATCTTATGAAATATATGGAGAACAAGTAGAAGAATTACCTAAAGTAGAAGAAAAGATAGAGGCGACAGTAGAAAATAAAATTGAAACAATAGAAGATAAACTTTCTAAAATAAATCCAGATAATAAAGTAGAGGCTGAAAATATATTAGGAGAAATAGAATCTAATACAGAAGTGGATAATGAAAAAGTAATGCAAGCATATGCTGAAGTAATGAGTTCTACAGATGAGCAGGTAATGAAACTTCAACCTTATATGGAAACATTTGAGAAAGCTACTACTTTATATTATGATTATCTTAAGAAAAATAAAACAGAAAAGAAAGAAGAAGTAATAGCTACAACGACTACTAGTTCAGTTATTGATACTTCAGAAGTTGAAGAAATAGTAAATAGAAATAGAGACAAAGATATAGTAGAGGATATACTTAATCAATACAAAAAGAAAGCTAATCTTGGAGTTGTAAATTTAATTAATAGTTTAATAGATGGTAAAGCTAATTCTACTATGAGAAACATAGAAAAGAATATAAGCGAGCTATTAAAGAATGAAACTATAAAAGATTCATATGATTCTTATAAAGAATTGTTAAACAAAGACTTACCAAACAATGAAATAGATAAACAAATAGTATTATTAAGAGCCACTCTATTAGATTTAAAATCAGATGATAGATTAGAAGATTTTATTAAATCTTATAAATGTTAAAACTAAATAAAATAAATAATGCAATGTTATATAGAACACAAGAACTATAAGCAATTTGCAGATGTATATGGTGATGAGGGAGTAAATTTAGTTTACTCCCAATTGCTTGATATACCTTTTGTAGATGAAATAATAGAAGATGAGGAATTAAAGTCTTTTAGAATTAATAGAGTAAAGAAAGAGATTTACAATAATTTAAAGCAAATCTTTAAAGATGATTTAAAAGAAGATGATGTTAAATTCGTGACTTCTCTTGGTTCTTCTATTGCTACATTTAAAGCTAATGGAGAGATATTATTCAATGAATTAACTCTTCAGAATAATGGAGTTGAATATCATGAAGCATTCCATAAGATATTTAGAATGTATATGGAAGATACAGAAAGACAAGAACTTTATGAAGAAGTAAGAAAAGCTAATCCAGATAAGCCTTGGTTAAAATATAATAGACCAACAGAAGAAGAACAAATAGAAGAATTATTAGCTGATGATTTTATGAAATATAGTATAGAAAAAAATTATAAGGACAGGTCGACAATAGCTAAATTCTTCTTTAAATTATTTCAGTTTCTTAATACTCTATTCTCACGTCCAGATAGACTAAATTCTATTTATGATAAAATACTAAATGGTGGATATGAAGGACAATTCTCTAAAACTCCATTGCTTGCTGATGCTAATAAGTTTATTATGGATTATGTGAACAGCAAAGAACCTAGTGTTACTCATCAATTTGAAATGTCTTTAAATGATAAAGATAGTATAGTAGATGAATTGATGGCAAGTTTGGTTAAATCATTATTTGATGGAACACATGATCCTTATAGGTTTATAGAAGGACAAGAAGACTTGAAAGAATTATTTAATTCAATGTTAGATAATTTTATAAGAATAGAAAGCTTGACTCCTAGCTTAAAGGCTGTAGTTAAGTATAACTTCTTTAATAAAAAAAATCAAATAAGAAAAGCATTCTACGAAAGACTTAATGAATTTAGAATTAAATTAACAGAAGTTGATGAAGCTGAAATAGAATTAACAGATGGAGATTCTGATAGAGGATTTGATATTCCTGCTCAACAATTTGACCCTACTGATGCTATTGGTAAGGTAATTAAATTAAAGTTATCTACTATTATAGATACAAGAGTAGGAAAAGAAAGAAAGAGTATAAATGATAATCTTGGAACCAATACTTTTAATACTTATGCTAAATTTGGAGAAGTTTGGAAGAGTATAAGTAAAGTATTAGCATATACTCCAGCAGCAATAGATGAAATGCTTTATAGTTTAGATAATTCTCCAGAGATTCCAGAATATATTAAAGATGGATTAGTAGATTCATTAATATATTATAAAGATAATAATCCTAGATTTGTAACAGATTTTGTATCTAGTTTTAATAAATCTAACTATCAATATGCTAGAGCTTTAGTAGTTGATGGAAAAGTAGAGTTTAAAGAAATTACATTCGGATTAGCTCAAGCTAAAGTATTGAAAGCTATGAATAATGTAATTAATGAAGACAGCATTTATAGAGTTGATGATAAAGAGATGGGAGATATGTCTAGATTCTTTCCTGAATCTAACAGACAAAAAGAAACAGTAAAAGATATAGTTAAATATGTACAAAGTAATAGATTAAATTCAAAACAAGTTAGATTAACTCTTTTATCTGTATTTAATGGACAAAGATTAGAAAGTTTAGATAAAAATCTAACAGAAAGAGATATAAATACATTAACAAAATTAAAGAATTACTTTACAAATTATGCTAAAGCTTTGATTACAGATGAAGGTATTCAAGAGACTATGCACTTAACTATTAAAGGTAAGCCAATCTATGATATATCTTTCGATACTACATTAAGTAAAACATTTAAAATACTTAGATTTATACAAAATGTAGCTCCTGTAATTACTAGTCTTCCTTCATATCAAGAATTACAAGATGCTACTAAAGCATTTAAAGCTGAAGTACAAAATAATGGATTTGATATGGCAATTAATACTCTTAATAACTCAAAGTCTGGATATGAAAGATATGTATTATTAAATTATTATCAAGAACATTTAGTCAATTCTTATAGTTTTAAGCAAGTTGGTAATAAAGTAGAGCCTAATTCTATTATGTTAAATAAAATGATGTCTGAAGATATGCAAGCTAATTTAACAGTAATGGATGGTATAGAAGAATTATTATCAGGTTCTAAAGAGAATTCAGAGTTAGGAGAATTAAGTGCAGCAGAGCTTCAAGTTTATTATATTGCTAATCTATATAATGATATATTTGATACAATTAAACATAGTGATAGAAGTACATTCTTTGCTGTAACATTTAAAGACAATAATGAGAAAATTAGTTCTATATTTGACTTAGATAAAAAAGCTGGAGTGGATAGTATTATAAATCAAACAGCGAGTATACTTTTAAATAATCTATTAACAGCAGAAAAGGATTATTATAGTTCTACTAAAGATTCTTATATTAAATCACAGAATAAATATTTTGTAAAAGGTAAGATGAGAAATGCTTTTAGTGATATGATAGAAGATAAGAATGTAAGTATAATTCAGAACTATTTTGATACTAATAAGATTACAAAATCACAAGAAGAAGTTTTAAAATCTAATATAGCAGATTGGCTAAAGAAAGATGTAAGTAATCTTAAGAATAATTTAATAGCTTCAGGGGTATTAAATAAAGATTCTAAAGTAAATGAAATATATAAAGACTTTATTCCTAGTGATAATGAATTAGATTTAGTATTAACTTATGTTAATAATAATGCTATATTATTTCATATGGAAGAGCAAATGATATTATATTCTCATTTTAATCAATATAAAGATTCAGATGATTTATATAAAAGAATGAATACTCACTCAGGTACAGGCAGAAGCTTTGATCAATCTATAACTACTAATATAGAAATAGCAGAAGATTTTAATAATACTCAATTCACTATTAGAGACTTAGAGACAGGAGAAGTAGAAACACTACAAAATGAGAAATATATTGATGATTCCACTCCTACAATTATTCAGACTACATTTAATGAATTTGAGAATTATAAATCAAAAGACTTAAATAGAATGAAATCTGATTTACAAAATATCTCTCTTCCTTATCTTAAAGCAATGTTAATAGCTGAAGGAATGACAGAGAGTGAAGCAGAATCATCAGTACAAGATAGATTAGATTTATATACAAATGATAAAGGCACAGGAGCATATGATAAAGTGAACCTTCCTGATGGTCAATCTTATATTTCTATATTCTTTGTTAAAGAGTATAAGAAAAGATTAGGAGAATGGACAGATGAACATGAGATATTATTTAAAGCAGAATTAGAAGTAATGTCTTTAGATACAAAGAATCTTACTTCATTTGAATTACAGAAAGCTGTAATGGATATAATGAAGAATGCTTATCTTGATGTAATGGAATATGAAGAAAGTAAAGGAAATAAATTATCTTTACAAGAAACTTATAAGAAATATCTTCACTCATTTGAAGTATTAAAACCTCAATATGGCGGCCCGACTACTTTACTTAGAGATAATTTAAAACAAGATGACTTCATGAAGAGAATATATTCTTATGCTATTAATAAGACTTCATTCTTTCCATTAGTACCATCAGTAGTTATAGGTACAGGATTACATCAATTACACAATATAATGTTAAAAGAAAGTATAGATATTACTTCTATGCAATCAGCAACTAAGACTGGATGTATTGATTATAAAGAATATGGTAAATATTTAAAAAATAAATTAGAAAATGATGAGACATTCAATTACCAACAAGAGTTTGGAGTTAATAGTATTGAACAAATGAATGATATAGTATCTAAATTAATTTCTGAAGGATTAGAAGTATATGATACAGATGGTAAGTTTAATAAATCTACTAGACATGTATTTAAAGCTGCTAAACAGTATCTTAATTGGACATATCTAAAAGATCAAGTAAAGATACATGACCATCCTAAAGAAGCTATTAGAAATTCTACTCAAGCAATGAAAAATGTATTAGCTAATTTATATATTTATAAAGATGGAGTAAGTATTCCAGTTGATATGTTAGATAAGGGAGTAGAAGCATGGAAAGCAATGTCAGAAGAAGAGAGATTAAGTGAAGAGACAGGAAGCCAGTTATATAGAGATATTACAAATTATTATAATGCTATAAACTCTTTAATAGAGTCTGAATTAGCTACAATGCTAACCAAGATAGATTACAAAGAAGATACAGGAATAATAGAAGACTTTAAGAAGTTTAGAGACTTATTAGTTACATCAGCTAAAGATAGAAACAGTCCTAATAATGTAATAGAAGCATTAGAATTATTTGCTGATTCTACTCCTAAAATACTAGAAACATTATCTAATAAATCTAAGATAGAGCCAATCATATATTCTTTATTATCTAAGATTATTAATTTCAAAAGACCGGGTAACTCTGTTCCTATGGTTAGTTCTCAACTATTAGAACCATTTGATACTACTAAGACAGATAGAGAAACAGTTTCTGATCATTTATCTACTTATTCTATTGAGAATGATAGATTAAAGCTAGCAGAGATTATATATCCACTTCCTAGACATTGGTTTAATAAAGTAATTAAAGCTGTAAACAGAGAATATAATCTTAAATTAGATAATATATTTGATGCTTTACCTTACTTTAATGAAATGTTAAAGACAGGAGAGAGAGAAATTATAGTAAAAGGTCTTCGTATTCCTAATCAACAATATTCATCTACTGATATAGTTAAAATAAAAGAGTTCAAGTTACCTAACTTAGAGTCATTTGTGTTTGTGTATGCAGAGATAGTAGCAAAGACTGGTGGTGATTTTGACGTGGACAAGCTTAACATGTTTTTCTATGAATATGATGATGACTTTAGACCTATACTTTCTGAAGAACAAATAGATAAAGAAAGAATTAAAGAACAAAGAAATGAAGCTAAAAAGAGAATAGCATCAGATTATGGATATTCGGAAGAACAAATAACAAATGATGATATAGATTTATATATCTCTGAATATATGTCTGAAGCTATTGTTAAAGCTGATTTATATAATAAAATACTAGATGCAGAGATTAATATATTTAGAAATAGAGCTAATTATTGGCAAATGATGATGCCTATATCTGATGATTATCTTAAAGGTGATTTACTTAAATTCATGAAAGAGAATATTAAGAAATGGGAATCTGAATATAAAGATATTAAATATGTTAAAGATGATAAGAGTTCTTACTCTCAAGTATTAACTCCTAGTTTAAATATTATTAAAACTATATTATATTTACAAGGAAAAGCTGCTATTGGTATTATAGCTCCTCAAGGTACAGGACATTCAATATCTGGAAGAACACCGATGAGTATTTCTCCTAGTTATATTACAGATACAACTTTTGATATTTATGATGATAAAGCTAAAGCTATAAGAGAAGGAGTAAAAGTATATTCTAGTCTTCCATTTAATAAGAGTTTCTATAATGATCATTTATCTGCTATCTCTACAAAAGATGGACAAATAATCACTGAAGTAATATCTCAACTATTAAACTCACAATTAGATATTGGTAAGAATCCTTATCCAGCATCAATGGGTTTATTATTAGAAAATATTAATTTTATTTGTTATGCAGTAAGAAGAGGAGTTCCACTAGAATTAGTTTTACAAATAGTTCAGCATCCTGAAGTAAAGAAATTTACACAATATAGAGCTAAATATGAATCTATATTTGCTAAAGCTAATAAGAAAGATCCCGGAAGAAATAAAATCATTCAGACTTATCTTACAGAAGAATTATATAACTCTAGTCCTGATTTAGCTAAACTAATGAGATCTAATCTTCCTAAGCAAGGAGATTTATTCTCTATAAGTAGAATAGATGAAAGTGTGAATATTAAAGTAAAAGATAAAAGTAAAGGTGATAAGTTCTACTCTTTAGATGATAGTACAAATAGAGATAAAATGAATATATTACTAGGTTATATGCAAATGATGGAACAATCAAGAGTGTATGGAGATTTTATGAGATATGCTACATTTGATACTAAGACATTTAAAGATAAAGCTCAATATGATTCATGGAAGAAGTTAAGTGAGAAAGTAAAAGAAACTAAATTCTTTACTAAAGATAGCTTACAAGCTTTTGATGATAGTTCTCTTATATCTGTATTTAAGAAACTAAAAGACCATTATTCTATATTTGATAATCTTTATTATGATACATTAAATAAAGGTGTAATTACTAAATTAGCAGGATATTTTAGATTTAGAAATACACAAGAAAGAGAAAGATTTCAGAATAATTTATCTACATCTTTAGTTACTTATATGGTACAGAAAGAATTCTCTGAACTTACTAATATAGAACTAAATTCAGATAATATTAATAATGTAATCAATGGATTTATAGTAGATATTAAAAAGTATTTTGACAGTAAACCTCAAAGTTATTTCTTTAATTCATTCAATATAGTATTTAATTATGATATGCAGAAAAATATACATGCAATGTATACTAAAGAAAGAGTAAGAAATACACAAGATATTAATAATATGCTTCAAGACTTACAACAAGTTAAAGAAGATAATCCTGATATTTATACTAAAATAGTATTGTTGCCATTCTTAACTACTGGACTATCTGCAAGTAGATTTAATTTTCAAGATACTTTACCTCAAGATATTAGATATGAAGTAATTAAACAATCTTTATATAGAAATCTAAATATTAGTGAAGAAGATCAAAATAGATTTCTTAGAGCTTTTGTAATTAATAATTATAAATCAATAAAAGGTAGTAAGTTTGCATCTCCTGATTCTGTAGTTAGAGTATTTCCTGAGAGACATGCTGATGCAGAATCTACTCCAGAAAGTTATATATCATTTCCTGATGAAACAGCAATAGATAATATTAAAATATCTGACTTAGAAGATAATAAAGTAGTGGCTAACTATGCTCAACCAAGTAATCAACCTAAATCTTATGCATTACCTCAAGCTAAAACAGAGATATATAAATGGTCTAGAAATTCTAATAACTCTTATGAGGTATCTTCTGAAGGTGATAAAAGATTTAGTGCTTTATATGCTAAACTAAAAGACGGAAGAACTATTGAAGAAGCTTATCAATTAGATATTAAAGGTTATAGAAGTAAAGGAAATGATTGGAAGTTAGGAAAAGGTAAGTCACCGCTTATATCTATATCTAAAGAAGAATCTTGGAATCAATATAAAGAATTATGGAGACAGTATTTGAAGGAAAATCCAGCTTTAATGCAAGAACTAAGAGAGAAAGCTAAAGGAAAAGTTCTAACAGATAAGTTTGCTAATACAGATATATCTCAAGCAAGAGCTTTAGCTGAAATTTTAAATGAACAAGTTGGTCAAAAAACTCAAGAAATAAATAACATTAAATCTCTTGAAGAAAATGCTCTAGCTGTGATAAGAAGTAAAACTGGAGATGATAAGTTCATATATCTAAGAAGTCAAAAAGATTTATTTAAAGATGATATACTATCTGATGACAAAGAAGGTAAGAGATTAAGTGGAATGAATTATAAAGGTATAGAAATAATTGCTGATTACTTTTCATCTAAAACAATCAAAGACAAATCAGGTAAAGACATGGCTGATATACTATTTGTAGATAATAAAGAACAAGCTCAACAACAATATGATAATTATCTAAAAGGTGGAGCTAAACAATTTACAAGTATAGAATTTAACAATGTTGGTCAAAAACAGCTCACAGAGAATAAACTTAATCCTCAACATGAGAAATTTAGAGATTTAACTTCCGCACTTCTTGAATTTAATAAAGTTCCTAATATTATATTAGAGCCAGTTATAGGGATGACTCAAGTAATTAAGAAAAATAGTGATGGAACTACAACTCTATTAGCTGTATATGATAAGAATAATCAACTTATTACTTCAGATTTCCTAATGAAAGATGATAGGAGAATGACATTAAATGAAATAATGGAAGACTTATATACTAAGATATGCAAATAACTAAACAAAATAAGAAAGGAGAGTAGTTTTACTCTCCTACTTTATATAATTAAATATGAAATGTCCAAATAAATCACATCCATTATTCAAAGCAATGATAGAGAAGTATGGAAATGAAGAAGCAGCTACTAGAGTCTGGGTTCAGAATAACTTTAAGATGGAAGATCCATTAGAAATAAAAGATTCTGATATTACGAATCTATCTACTGATAAAGGGGTTATAAGTGGAACTATAAAAATAGGAAGCGGTTTTGCCACTTTTAAACTAAATGACAATAAGATAGAAAGTATTCTTATTCCTAAAGAATTACAAAATAAAGGTTATGGAGTAAGAATCTATAAGAAGTTAAATGAATTATTAAATAAAAAAGGTAAAAATCTCGAATCATCAGATTCATTATCTAAATCTTCAACAAGAGTTTGGGAATCATTGTATAATAAAGGGTTTGCAGACAAGACTCCTGCTACTATAAAGTTAAATTATGAAGATTTAATTCAAGAAGGAAATACAGACCTACAAGGAAAAACAGATATTATAGAAGGATTTAGTTATAAATTTAAAGATTTTTTAGAATATATTGAAGAAACAGCTACTAGAGTCTGGGTTAGAAATAATTTTGAATTTGAAAATGTACTATTACTAAGCCCAAAGTTAAATAAGTTAAAAGAATTAGGAGTTAAACATGTTAAGGACGCAGAAATATTAATAGAGAATCTATCTAAAATAGGTATTACTCCGGGGAATTCTTACACAGCAAAAGAGTTTATAAAAAAACTAAAAGTATTTCAGACTAATGAATTTATAAATAATATCTTATCTTCTTTATCTCAAATAGATAATAGCACAGAAATAATTATATCAGAAATAGGAGAGCAACCGCAATATGAAGCATTAACAAATAAAATTCATTTAGATTTATATAATATAGCTGTAATAAGAAATAATAACAATGATGCTAGAATAGGGACGGCCTCCGATCAATTTAAACCTAGAAGAATGGAAGGGGCTGAGAATATAGACACTTTCTTTACTTATGTATTTCTACACGAATTGATACACTCATTAACTGCTAAACAATTAGTTTTAACAGCTAATAGTAGTGATAGATTATCACAAGAAGATAAAAATCTGTTTTACAGGTTAAATTCAATCTATAATGAAGTTAAAGATAATGATATAATAAAACATGAATATGGGATTTCTAGTTTAGATGAATTTATGGCTGAAGCATTAAGTAATGAGAGTTTTGCTGAAAAGTTAAGAAAGATAGAATTAAAGGAAGAATTAAGATATAAATCAAATGCTAATATATTTGATAATATAGTGGATTATATAAGTGATTATATAATTAATCTTATAAATAAAATAACTAATTTCTTTAATGAAGATAACAAAACACGAGATAACAACTCTTATAATAATATATTAAACATATTATCTGATATTATTAGTAATTATAACCCAAATATTTCTGTAACTAGAGAAGATTATGTAGATGAAGAAGATTCTGTATCTTATTTTCAAACAGAAAATATGTCCCATTCTAATAGTGTAGCTAACACATTAAGTCTATTAGATTACTTTAATAAGAATTATAGAAAAACAGCAAGTGGTCAATATGAATTTGTACCAACAGGAGAAATAAGAACAGAGAAGACTGCTTCTCAACTTAAAACTCCTAAGTTTATATCTGATGATCCTGAATTTCTAAAGATGACATCAGAATATGGTTCAATATTTGGAGAAATATATCAACAATTACTTAAACAATTGTATGAAGGTAAAGAATTAAGTAATAATATAATGATAGAAGGAAAGATGTTTCCATTAGAAGATAGATTATTTAATGAATTAGCTATGTCTGCTAGAACTACTTATCAACAATTACAAGATAAACAAGACAGAATCAATATAATTAAAAAGACTAATGATAAATTTATACTTAGATTTGAACAAATATTAATTGATGAAAATAGAATGACAGGCAAGGACAAAGGATTAGGTGGTTCTATGGACGTATTTGTATTATTTTCTGATAATTCAGCAGGAGTGTTAGATGTTAAAACTATATTTACTAAATCTTTTATTGGAGAAGATGGAAGAATAAAATACTTTAATCTTAATGATGAGAGAAAAGAGAAATATAAATCTCAATTGAATGCTTATGTTGAAATGTTAAAAGAAAAAGTAAGAGTTAAGTCTGTTGATATAGTTCGTGTAATACCAATAATAGCTCAATATGACGAAGAAGAAAAATCAGTTCATATTACTACTGAAACTAAAGAAGGAATGTCTATTGCTAATATAGTAGTAGGACAAGAGAAGACTGGAATTGCTAGTTTAGATGAATCAATACAATCTGGACTAAAAATCATTGAAACTCTTGAAGATAGATTAAGAGATTTAGGTAGAGCTAAGAACAATGAGACAGATGCTAAAAAGAAATCAAACTATGAAATAGAAATAATTAGTATAAAAGAAAGACTTAAAATTCATAATCAATCTATACAAGAAATGTTTTTAACACAAGACTTTAGATTAGCTTTAAAGGCTGCTAGATCTTTATCTAAAGAAGTCAAAAGAGAATTAGCTAAGTCAATACAAGACATAGATATAGCTAAAGTAAATGAATCTATTGATGAATTAGAAGCTGCGGTAATGCTAAGAAGAGTAAATAAAGAACTGAAAGCATATAATAAAGATACAGAAGAGATTACACATAGTATAAATAGTCTTGAGGATACATTACAAGAATTAAAAGCTACCAGAGATGTAATATCAGTAGAATATTATAAACTACAGAATTTAATGGTTAATTATAATAAAGATTTAAGAATCACAGGTGAATTTAAAAATGTTACAGGTGATGGTTGGGCTATGAGAAATATGGCTAACACAAGTGACCAAAATAATCCTCATATTCAGAAACTATTTAAAGCTATATCAAGTACATCAACTAAAAAAGACTTTGAGTTAAATGCTTATATAGCTCAACTAAGAAAATATTCCAATCCTAGTATTACAAAGGCAATAGTTGATAAAACTACTGGAAAAATGTATAATAGATTAGACTGGAGTAAAACTAGAACTCCATTTGAAGATAAGATAAAGAATGTTTTTAAAATGACAGAAGAGGAGAAGCTAGTATTAGCTAAAGATATATTAAAGATATATGAATATAAAGATTATAATCAAACAGAATTAATACAAAATAGAATCAGAGAATTAGATTCAGTATTTAGAGACAGTGAGACAAAAGAGTTTAAAGATGAAGATGCTAAGAAATCTCATGCTAAAATGTTAGATAATTATATTAGAAATTATACTTTATATTCTATAAATGATAAAAATATATTAAATCCTGATGGTATTATAAGCTTATTTAAGTATCATATTTTGACACTTAAAGATGAGAGTAAATTCTACACAAAAGAATATAATAGTTTAAATAAAGAGCAAAGAGAGGCATTAGATTGGTTTGAGAAGATGAATGCAGAATTTAAACAAATGTTAGATATAAAAGAACATGCTCAATTACCTAGAAACTTTATTCCTTTAATGCGTAAAGAGATAATAGATAGATTTAGAGATAGTTCAGGAATGTTTAATTTTATTGGTTCTCAAGCTAAATTTATGTTAGATGATTTAACAGATTTAGTATCAGATACAGATTTTGGAATAAAAGATCAAATACCAATTAAGTTTCTAAGAACTAAACAGAATCTAGACAATGTTAAAGATGATCAATCATTTGATTTGTTTGCTACTTTCTCTATATTTGCTGAATTTGCTTATCATTATAAATATTTCTCTGATGTAGTACCGTATGTACAAGCATATAAAGAATTATTAATAGATAAAGCAATAGTAGGAAATAAAGCTTTAGAAGCTAATGATGATGTAATGAGACATTTTGATGATTTAATACAGTATTATATTTATAAAACCAAGATGTATAAGAATGAGACATTAGAAAGCTTATCTAAAACTATATCTTTGAATAAAGTAGTTAATAAAATATCTAATTTTCAAACACAACAACAATTAGGTCTTTCTTTACTTTCATCTA